CGCAGCCGGTGCCCAACGTAGACCTCGCGGTCCGTATCGTAGAGCTCTACGTTCCCATCAGTTCCGCAGCGGCGCAAGACGACGCAACATGTAGGAGTTTGCGCTTCGCCACTAAATACTTGGTTAGTCTGCGTGTTCGTTAGGCACCTAATCTTATCGAGTTTGTGTCGAGTCATGAAGCGGTACATACCCGCCTTGTCGGGTTTCATCCAGATGCTTGGAATTATGAAAAGAAGGCATCCGTCGGGGTTCAAGAGAGATACGCTTCGCTTAACGAAGGGCACCCACATGGTTCGCCCGTCGTTCTTTTTCTCACGTACCGAGTTAGTAGGGACTTTCTTGAGCCCATCGGCATTATAGGGTGGATTCCCAACAACGAAGTCGAATCCACCATCGATTTCCGCAGCCGTAAAATCGGCGTGGGTGATATTCGCCCTCTCACCGAAAAGAGCACGGAGTCGCTCCACGCTAGACCCTTTGATCTCTACCATATGCAGCATGTTCTCTACAATATGGCGCTGTCGGACATCGCGGTCGGGTATGCTCGCGGCCAACCCGTCCATCAGGCGATGGTAGAGCACTAGGGAGAAATGCCCCGTTCCGGCACCCGGGTCCAGCCAGCGCGTATCCGGATTCTCGAAGACCTGGTCGGGGAGCATAGCGAACATGCTCTCGACAAGGCGCAAGGGCGTGTATATCTCTCCGTACCGGTATTTATCATCGGGGGTGGCCCGAAGGTCGAACTTGTAGTCCTGCAATGGGGTCTGTAAGTTCATTAGCATGCAAAGAGCGTGGATTATAAAATCTCCTCATGAACCAGACGGACGCATGTTCCCCTGGATTTCCTCCGAGCTTGCAATCAGCTGGTCGACTGTCCTCCGATAGAAATGGCGGAAGAACTGCCTGGACCGGCGCATCTCAGGTAGAGAGAACCAGGCCACTGCAGACTTCTCAAAGAGCCCGTTGTTCTTGGTGACTTCTCTGGGTAGGTGCTTCTTAATGAAGCGATGGTTTTTCCCGAAATAGTCGGGAAGATTGTCGTCATAGTCTATCTCGAAGACAAATGTTGTGTACCCCTCGTTATGGACCTCGATGACACCGTGGTTTTTAACCAGCTCCGCCACCTCGCCCGCGCTACCGAAAAAACCATTCAACTCCTCGGACCCCTCTCGCATCGCGGTCTGCCAGTCGGTTTCTTTCCCCTCCTTCCCTCCTCCAAAGTCGCTCCACTTCCCGTCGTGAGCCTCACGTCCGAAAAGAAAGTAGATTCGTCCCCGATGGCGCGCCACGGGCAAGACCCCTCCAGCCATTACAGGAGGAGGAGAGAAAAATTCCTTCGAGAGACGGCAGATACGGTAGACAGACTAAGGCGGGAATTTAGGAACAACAGTCGCATGAGGAGGTATCGTGCTGGACGTCTCCAGCAGCCATCTGTGCCCGGACAGCCTCGAGGAAGACTGCGCCATCCTGCTCAAGGGTCGCCAGAAGCGACGAGGTCCGGGAGGGCTGGCCCTGTGGAATGGCATGCTCTGTCCCGATCCGCTCGGTGATGGAAGACACCAGCTCGACGGCCCAGCGCGCTCCCTGGTACTCTGCGACTCCAACAACCTCTCGATCGGCGTTCAACAGGATGCTCTTCGCCTCACGCACCCATAGATCGCGGGCGGCTGCGCAAAGGCGGTCCTGGATGCCGCGAAGCTTCTGGCAGTGACGCTTCCTCTGCCCCTTGGACAGTTGGCTGAAGTTGGCAGTGAGCCCGGCCTGCTCGCGGTTCGCGAGATCGATCGTGTCAAACCGCTCCTGAACATCGTCCGGTAGAGCGTCCCAGTTGCCCCGCTTCATCGGGCGAGGACAGAGGGAGTCCCAGCCTTGGGCGACCTCGGTCGGCTGGGCGTCCTCAGCTGCCTCGAGCTGCTCCCGGAGCTCCACGGCCGCGGCGCGCTTGTCTGCCTCTGTGGGCTCCGGGGGCCACTCTCCACACTGGCCTGCGTGGAGACGGATGTCCTGAGTGGAAGGGGACGTCGCGAGGGAGGTCATGGTTCTAACTTGTCTCGTGTTGGTGAGCTCCAAGTATTTCAATTTTATGGGAAAAGAGAAACTTAACGGGAAGACGAACCTACCAAGATATCTCCTTTTCTAATAGACTATTGATCTGGGAGAAGGGGCGCGTTGCGGAGAAAGCCGGAAATTCCTTGTAAGGACGATTGCAACTGAGCGGCGAGGGGTGCGAGCTGACGAGGAGATGATGGCGCTGGGTATCGATGCTCGCGAGACGCTGATGAGCGAAAGCTCCCCACGCCACGAAGACTATGTCCGTGCATTGTTGGTTCAGATACTGTACTACACTGTCCGTGAAGGCAGCCCACCACTTCAAGTGGCTGGATGGGCTTTTGTGACGTACCGTCAGAGCCGTGTTCAGGAGGAGAACGCCTTGCTTCGCCCACGTCTCGAGGGTGTAGTCACTGAGCGGGCGGTCCAAATCTCTCACAAGCGCCTTCTCGATGTTGCGGAGCGATGGAGGAATCCGCGCATCCTGTTCCGTGCCGAAGCACAGTCCGATTGCTTCACCGTCCCCGTGGTAGGGGTCCTGACCAAGAATCACAACCCGCGTGTCCTCCGGCTCGAAATAGGTGAAACACCGAAAGATGTTCTCGGGTGCCGGGTGGCAGGGAAGCAGCTCGCCCACACTCATGAGTTCATGGTCGTAGTCTGCGTCAGGGAGCGTTGCCTCTAGAAGTACCTTCTTCCAACCAGTAGTCACGGAATTGGCGAGAGTCGTTAGGGTGCCCATGTCGGTGCGCGCAGTGCAGGGCCATCATGAGGGATCAATTTTGTAAGATAGTGTCGCAAAATTGATACTGGATTCACTTCGGAGCGGAAGTGCAAGAATGGCTTCGCGCTGGCTTGGGATGGAGGTCTCCATTGCGGATGTGCCAACTCCGCTAGTACGCTACACGACGGACACCTGGCTGGCCTATGGGAGCCGAGCCGTGGAAGCGCCCATGCGGCGGAGCCTGGCGCACGCGCTGAGCAAAGCCGTACCCGGGTCTGGTGTGCAGCAGCACGACCTGCGGAGACTCATGGCGGCCGAAGTACTTCGTGCCTGGCATTCGGACATCAACCTACATGGCCCGTAGGCACCATTTCAAAAAATTGAAATCCTTTTTCTGATCGTAAGGGTAGACAGTCAAACATGGCACACAACGCAAACGCAAACGCAAACATGACACCAGTCACCTTCAAGCCCAACATGCCGCTCTACATTCCGCGTCTCTTCACCGAGCACGCCGATGAGAGCTACATCGCGGGCACATTCTTCCAGCAGGGCCTTGGCCAGGTCGATCGCGTCGATCTGATCGCCAAGGAGCAGAACGGGCAGACCTTCTTCGAGGCGTTCGTTCACTTCGCCCACTGGTTCGACACTCCTTCAGCTCACACTCTCCAGGCTCAGGTCCTGGATCCGCAGGTCAAGGCCCAGCTCGTGCATTGCCAGCGGGAGGTGCGCCCTGGGGTGTGGAAGCCGGCGTTCTGGATCGTCAACGAGTGTCTCAACCCAGAGACGCCTGAGCAGCGCGAGATCAAGCATCTCGAGCGCCAGCTCGCTGACGAGCAGGCTCTGGCTGACTTCGACGAGTCCCAGCTCCTCCGGACCGTCGAGGACCAGGCTCGGCTCATCACCCAACTGTTCGCACTCGTGGAGCATCAGGCTCACGAGCTCGACCGCCTCGGCGTTGCCGATTCGGCTGTTGAGGCGGATTGGCGGGATCCCTCGGATTGGATGGACCCCGATGAGCTGCGCGATACCCCGGAGGAGGAGTCCGAGCTTCCGCTCACCGGCCACGAGATCGCCGAGGGCCTTCCCGATGGCCCTCTGAGTGACTTCTACAAGGAGGGCGTCGAGGGCTTGAGTCCGGAGTGGCTTGCGCTTCCCGACGACGAGAAGCTCCGTCGCCTCGACTCCGAGCTCGAGCGGCTGTCCACAGAGGTCGCCTCTACCGTCCTCGCATCCTCTGCGAGCTGTGGGTCCAGCCAGAGCTCCACCGGAGTAGGGCAGTGGTGCTACGACGGCATGGAGTCCGAGGAGGATGAGTACGAGGCCCGCGGGGAGTGTCTCGGCTGCGAGACCGGCGCTGACTGCGACGGTGCGCATCGTCGCCCCTCCGACGGCGCGTACTACTCGGGGTGCTACTGCATGAGCACCGTGAACCCGCACGCGAGTCTCCCAGTGGGAGTCCCTCGCGACCGGTGAGCTCGTCGGGCTTAGGGTTAGGATTAGGGTTAGGTTTAGGTTCAGTAGTTAATTAGGTTTAGTGGTTTAGGTAGTTTTCTAGTGTGGCGGGTAGATTCAGTTGTGGAATATAATGTGTCAGTTTTCTATATATGTCGAGTAGCATTGCTGCACGTTGTTTCCAGGGCTTGAACGATACGTCGGACCGAACGGCCGGTGACTACCTGTCCCAAAAGAAACAGAAGGTCCTCTACAAGAGCATGCGTAGTAGCGTCCAGGCAGGGAACCCTACACAGCGGAAGAAGAACGGAGTTGCCTATAACGACACTGTTGGAATCCAAATGTGCGGTCCCAAGAACCCGGGGTGGAATCCCTATCCCGGCACTCCGGCGTTGCCGTCAGGAAAGCTCGCCACCGCACATAGCTATGAGATGCTTATCGACATGGCGAAGGGCAAGCATCTTATAAACCCCGGGTTCGCGGGCGCTGAATCGCTCAAGTATGGGAGCTGGCTGAGCCAGCTTATTGCCATCAACTACAATGGCCCCCAGAATGTCGAAGGAGCGAACATCTCCTACAGGCTCTCCAACGGTCTCAACCAGGCGGTACCCGTGCGAGGCCTGTCGGTCGGCCCCAGGCCGTCGGGTTACCCAGGACTGGAGGCTGATGGATCGATGAACAATATGATCACGTTCCCGCTGCCTCCGGACGACCACTCGGCGAAGACTGCCACGGAGGTTTTCGGAGAAGACGCCTCATGGAACCCGGCGGCTGCTCCGGGGTACGTGCTGGATCCCGGCGATACCATTTTAGCTCCCTGGGTAGACAACACTGGGTCTCTCTGCGTGCGTCCGGATGAGGCCAAGGCGTTGGGCTATTGGATACGCCTGGCCGTACCGACTCATCAAGATCAACCTGGGTATTGGAGAGCCATCAATGCCCAACCATTGAACGGCTTCGGGACAGCGGGCGGCTTTGCACAGGACGTCACTTTCTCAGTCGACCTTCAGGACGGAAACACTGGCCTGAGGAGAGGTTTTATTCAGCAGGCCTTTGGTCCTGGGATGTCGGCCCGAACCGGCGGCCCGTACGGCTGTCTCCCAACAAATGGAGCCTTGGACCCTCCCTTGGTGCAGGGATTACAACAGCAGGGATGGCATCGAGTAGGAGGGGGAGGAGCATTCAGCGAACCCGTCGGTTCAGGCGGCCTGGACGCCCAGGCGCATCGGCTTCCTGGGTTTATGTCACGGTGTGCGCTTCATGAAGGTTGCACGGGCTTCGAAAAGCTTAACTAGACTAACTGTACAGCTTCTCGAATGCAAGCGTGAAGGACCAGTCCATGTTATTGAGGTCGAGAACGCGCCCGTACTCGTCGTACAGGGTCACCTGCAGACGGTGAATATCTACCGGACCGAAGTACTCGCGTTGGCGATTCAATTGGGTGGTTTGCCCGGGATCGTCGGAATACTGGTAGGCGTGCACAGACGCCATTGCAGAGGCTAGGTTTATTCGAGTAATGATGTTGTCATCGAGGGTTGAGTTGGCATAGGCTACCAGCATCGTAGGGCCAGTGCTTACTCGGTGGTCCTTAATGGCCAGGAAGCAATAGCGCGGGCCGGTTATAAGAGTGATTCCCTCGGATGCAGCTGAGCCGATGGTCGCGCGACTGGCACTGAGGGATAGCTTCCAGTCAGGATCCCCGGGAACTTTTTTCATGTGGTCCCATACACTCTGCGTGAACGAAAATCCAATTTCACTCTTCCAGAACGGGTTGTACGGCACGCCTCCGCACCAGTAGGACCCTGTTCTGAACCCCAATTGCCACCCGAGTCGTAGCTGCGCAGAGGTTTCTAGATCCAGGGCCCCCGTGCTGTTGATGATAAATCGCAACGCGAATCCGTGATTCTCGAACTTTGAGCCACTCGCGTCCGTCGGCTTAAAGAAGGGGGTCTGGGTGGGGTTGGAAGACAGGTCCCATCCTATGAGCCCGTCGGCGTTCTTGAAGTTTCCGTTGGAACCGTCGATGAAGGGCGTGGCGAATATCCCCTTTCCGCTCGCCCGATCAACGGTAAAGCAGATGTCCCGGTTAGGTCGCAGACGCGAACCGTCGGTGGCCTTCACAGGATGGAACTGCGCGAAACCGCTTTCTTGGTCCAAATATCCAGGCTCTGCTAGGGCGATGGCATTATTCATCGCTTCCTCAATGAACACGGTTTCAGCCTGGGCCATCCACCGTTGTTCGTAGTTGCCGTCTGGAATGATCAGTTTCCACGCTGGGATTCGATCTCCGGGTAGCCCGACGTTCTGGCCCACCATCGACAGCAGCTCCGTGGACCCGACCGGCCAGGAACCGTTCTCGTACGGGAAGCCTGGATCCCCGGTCTTGTAACGAATTGCCTTCTCGATCTGCTCTGTGGCGACTGGATAGCAACGAATGCATCCACCGGGGGTCTCGTTAGGGCCTAGAAGTCCGTGGTAAGGGTGAAGGTTAGGGTTAGCAGGTCCTGGAACCACCACAGTATCCGGCTTGGGTATCCAGGGGAAATTGTAGTTGTACTGAGGAATGGTATCAGACTTGGCGGGGTCCGGCTGTCGGACAAACCCCGATCCATTACCGGCGAGAGCATTCTCGAACCGAGACCCTTCGAGTTGCGCTCCGTGCCAATTGCAATGTATGAGCATATAACTGTTTCCTTGGGACTTCGATAGCGCGTAGTAGGTCATTGGCAGCTCGATGGCGGCCACGCGGAGACTTACGACCTTGCGTTGAACGGATGGAAGCTCGACGGAGAAGTTCGAAGACGAGGTGTTGAAGTAGTCTTTCCGAAACCGACTATCGATAGTGATACCTTGCATTATGGTTCTAATGTTGACGGGATTGAGATATCCCGGAGGGGCGTCACCCGAAATAGCGGACCGTCCGCCAACGATCTTGGCATCGCGGCCTGCAAGGGTGTTTGGGTTCTCTATCAGTATGTTGGACCCGTATTCCTGGGTTGGGACCACTGTCTCTCCCCAAGTTCCAGCTCTCTGGGCTGCGTCCTTATGCTGCATTGTCTTGTCTTCGTCCTCGAGCAGCTCGACACTTGTGCTCTGGTTTTTTAGCCTAGTGGCGGCGCTGTCGAGGAAAAATACGATCCGACGCTTCTGTTCGGCACTCATGTCTTCCTTGTTGGTGAGCTGCGTCTCAAGAGTACTCTTAGCGGTATTGACGTCGCCGGCGGTATATCCCCCCGGCAGGTCAAGAAGTTCGCGAAGTTCTTCGTTATTGTAATCGTCAATGTCGAGATTAATGGAGGCCATTATATATCACCTGGTATTTTTCTAAAGACTCTGAACCCAGGAGTTAAATATATAATGGTCTTAATAGCTATGGAACCTGCAGCGCTTCGTGAGTTTGCCACGAAGCAGACCTACCTAGCAATAGATTTAGCGGGATCGAGCTTCGTATTTGCTTCGTTGAGAGACATGGAAAAAGAGCTCGGAATAGACCATTCTACTCTGAGCAAGAAACTCAAGGTGGCTCCGGATGGCGACATACTAACCAGCCGAGCCACGGGTCTCTACTACTTCATCAAGAAGGTCGGCAACAATCAAGAAAACTCGAGTTCGAATGCCGTCCGCACGGACCGGTCTCAATAGCAGACACTAAGCGAACACCTCGCTTAACGCCAGCACTCTCAATATTGCCCACGATGTAGTGTTCGGTGATCGCCTGCACCAGGAGCTGCATTCCGTGGTCAACATTATCCGTGTTGGCGGCGCTGGTCTCCACGTAGATGAGCCGGTTCTCGGTCGCGAAAGTTTCGGCTTCCAGGCGCGGAACCCTTCGTCTCGACACAAGATCACTCTTATTCCCGATAAGTAGGATTGGAGCTCGGACGTTCGTAGAACTGTTGCGTGCGATCTCGTTCAGCCAGTAGGTTACGCTCTGGAATGACCGATAGTTCGTTATGTCGAATACGATTACGGCCGCAGCTATCCCCCTGTAATACCCTTCGATAATGGATCTGAAGCATTCCTGACCGGCCGTGTCCCACAGGTGCAGCTTGATCTTTTTATTGTCGATCTCCGTTTCTGTCTTCAAGCGGAAATCAACGCCTATGGTCGGTTCGTGCGTGCGTTCCGGAGTGCTGTTGTCTAAATACCGGTTCATTATACTTGTCTTCCCGGTTCCACTGTCCCCCAACAGGATTATTTTGTACAGGTAATCATACTCCATTACTGTAGGAGAAGAAAATTATTGTTAATGCAGACTGCGCGTGTGCGGATGCCGCTTATGTGTGTCCCAAGTCTTCGCTCGTGATTATTCCAACCCCGGCCTCGGCGATCAGCACGTTGTCACGCTGGGAACCACTTGTCGGTGTTGGCCCGTCTTCGAGAGGTTCGCGGGCACGTAAGGCCGCATCCAGGTCCAGGACATCATGGCCTTCGTAGGCCAGTCGCAGCGCTACGGCAAGGTAGGCCGAGGCCACATTCCGCTCCACGTAGGTATCGAGAACAGCCGAGACGAGAGTCTTGCATGTTTCGAGATCTAGCCTGCCGCCACACACGATTCCGTGTACGCTAGCAGAGACTTCGTCGAGACGCAGAGTTCCAGAACGTAGTTCAAAAGCCTGTCCGTACATCACGTCCTTGAGCATTTCTTCATCCACATGAAGTGGCGGCTCGTGGTCCGTGGTGGCATCTTCCCCCTCGTCCAAGAGCATGATCGCCATCGCGGAGTAGTTGTGAAGGTCGATCAGAGAATCGCGAATCTTCTCGTCGTCGACGAGGGTGACACCGTTGTTCGTCACGGACTGCAATCTTGCTAGCTTGTCGCCCATTCTTACGAGAACGCCAACTGGCCCGTAGTTTGCGAAAGCATCCCCGTAGTCGGCGTTCTTTCTCGCGAACAAAGCCCTTGCCTCGCTCTGCACCTTTTCCAACTGTTCTACGCGGGTCGCCATCCGTATGAGTTGATTTAGAAAGAGAGTTCTAAATCAATTTCCTTAGGTTCTACGTCTCCTATAGTTCAGAAGGCCGCGGTTGCACGAGCCTCCAACCCCCGCGGCGGGGAGACTCCCGGGCTTATAATACCAGTTATTACTCTTGATGAAGACCATGCCCATGGGAGCCAGGAGGTATGGTGAACTTAGCGGATACCGGGGATCGAGCATCTGTATATAGTAGTACTCGACATAATTATCTGCCTCCGCAGCTTCCACAGGGCTTTGCACCCCGCAGGTGGCTCATGTTGTGGCTGAACATGGGCGTGGCCGCCATGGGCGCTGAAGGAAGCAGGGGCAACGATGTTTGTTTGGCCACCGTAGGGATCGGGGGAGCTGCTAGATACCTTTCATTGGCGCTGTGGCGGAAATCCGCGGACTTCCGCCTGTTGTCGACTATGGCCATTCCCATGCATGGTTTTCTCTGACTCCACATTCTATAATAGAAGTAGAATAAAAATATCTGGGTGTCTAGGAAACTGAGAAGCCTACCCGTACATGGACTGGGCCATTGGGTGCAGTAGAGTCCGTATGGTAGCGCAACACATACTGAAGCATGTCCCAATAAGCCCAAGCCTTATTCGGGTGACGGTTTCCCAAGGTGCCAAGGCCTCCCGTGTTGGTCCCATCGCCAGGCAACGGAGTGAAAGATTCGGGAGGAGGCGGAGGTGGGGTGTGGTACGGAGTGCAAGTTGGGAAGGCAAAACACTCTGGTACGGGTCGTCCATCGTTGTAGCCTTGCTGCCACTCGCTGGCCGAGGGCAGATTAAGATCGTGCGCCAACTGGTTCCATGGGCAGAACTGCGTGTTGCACAAGATGGGCCAGAAGTACAGTTGGCCCCCGCCGGGGTTGGGAGTTGGTTGGGGATCAGAGAGTGCAATCCCCATAATGTTATCAGGAACTCCCGTTACTTCTTTCTTGAATAAGGATGAGTAGAGGGGATCTCCTGCTTCGTTCACGAGCGTCAAGGTTATGGTCAGTGGGCACGGCGGCCCTGTGGCATTGACAGACAGTTGCTGTTTCGTCATGCTCACGAAGTCTAATCTGAAGTCATTGCCATTGGAGAGATGGATGGACCCTGCATTGGAATACCCGGTGTGACTGCCGGCGAAGAAGAGCAGGCTTCGCCGGATTCCGATGTCACCTCCATATGCCCAGCCACCGTTGTCCCACGCCTGGTTCCACTGGTGCGTATTTGTTTGTATCAGCGCTGGGTCCGTAACTGCAACGGCCGTGCGGTTGCCCCATACGGGGGCGCCGCCTGTGGGGAGGCTCGGCTGCGGGGAAGAGGGGAACAAGGAGGTGGTACTCGGCAACGTACGCACGGACTCTTTCACCTGAGTCCAAGTGCTCTGCATATGTATTCCGGACTCGGGTCTGCATACCAGAGGGTTGCAGGGGCACTGATATCCGCCCGCCACGATGCCGAAAGTCCCGATCTTGTATCCCTTGGTAATGCGAGGGTTCGTCGCCACCTGGACGTTCAGATCCGCATCGAAGCCGGGTGTAGGCAGCGCCGGGCGAGTAACCAGGTTCCCTGCTTTCTTCCGCGCCAAGTACCTCGCGTAAGACCCGTGTTTCACGTCCACGCCTTTCCCGCCCGGAGTGCTGGCGCCGGGCCGGTGACGGGTAAGGGTCGTCTTAGTCGAGTTACCATGCGAGGGAACATTCACGATTTGCATGTGAGGTCTTGCCCTGTCACTGCTCTGATTCCAGTTAAGATTCGAGACACCTGGACCAGAGACGGGATAGTTGTCGGAACCGCCCACTACAGTAAGCGCAGCGAGATCGGACAGGTAGAGGCTCTCCGGCACTCTCACTGTGTGCCAGATGCGTTTCTGAGTAATTGCTCTTAATGCACCATTCCAGCCGTAACTGGCTCCTTCGCCTCCGCAGCCCAGACGGCATTGCGCTGGTTTAACTCTAATCAGACCATATGAGCAGTCGCAACTTGAAGGATCATACGGCATTGTAGATAGTACAGATACATAAAAAATTGAAGTCTACAGGAACGAGAACCTTATTATGCAGGTAATGCCGTGGCAGTGCGAGTACTGTCAAGCTTCATTCAAGAGGGAGGCTAACTATTCGCGACATATCTTGACGTGCCGCCTCCTTCAAGAAAGTGACCTCGACAAAGACGATGGCCTTCCTTCTTACCGAGAACTCTGTGCGATAGTCGCCCATCTAACCCGGAAACAAGACAAGTGCGAGAAGGATATGCGGCAACTCAAACTTCACGAGCGTCGCATCAGAAAAAAGATCAGCTACCCTGACTGGCTGACCCAGAATCGCAAACCCTCCCAATCTCTGAAGACCTGGACGAGCGGTGCCGCCCTCCAAGCCAGTCACTTCCAGACAGTCGTCTCCGACTCCAACTTTATGCGCGCCGTGACCAGCGTGATCCGGGACTTGGTGCCGCCAGAGGGCGTACCTCCGTACGCGGGGTTCGAGGACAAACCTGGCTTGCTGTACGTGTATGAGGAGGGTGTGTGGGTGCAATGCACGGATGATCATGTCGGCCCGGTTGTGAACTGGATGTTTCGATCTCTCCGCGAGCAGCTCAATGATTGGGAAGAGCGCGCGAAAGCGCGACTCAAGAGGGACGATTTTGATGACCAGTATGCGAACCATGTCAAGAGGATCATGGGGCCTTCCGTGGGCTACCCTGAGCTGTGCCGGCAGTTTCGCCGGGCTCTCTATGATGTTGCGAAATTGAAGCTTCGCAATGTCATAGAATACGAATTCACTACGTGACACTTTACTTGCGTCTGCGGGACTTGCGTTTTATGGGACCCCGGATGGCACGGGTCTTCCTGCGGCCCCGGCGCTTGCGGCGCCTGCCTCCTGCGAAGAAACCCTCCAACCATCCTCCTGAGCCGCCCCCTCCCCCGGGCCCCTCACCCTCCTCCTCCTCTGCTGCCTTCTTCTCCTTCTGTCGGTCGGGTTCCTCGTTCGTCTGCAGGTCGGCCGTGACCTCGGGATCCCCATCGCCATCGGGCGTTGCTCCCGTGGTACCTTCCGTAGCTGGCTCCTCAGCCTCGTCCCCAGCACCATCGCCATCGGGCGTTGCTTCCGGGACCTGGCCATCTCCTACGGAACCTTCCGCCCCCTCCTCCAGCTCCTTCTTCTTCTTCTCCTCCTTCGTGGCGTCAAGCGAGTCATCATCATCGTCAGGTTCCTGCGCTGGCGTCGTTTCCTCTGCGTTCCTTTTCAGCTGCTCGTGTAGTTGGGTTACCTCTTCCGCCAAAGGCTTCAGTTGCTGGACAAGGTTGTTACATGTCTCCAAGGCCTGGGTGCAATCTTGTTCACCACCTCCGCGGAATCTGTATCGCCGCGTCTGACCTTTCTTTCTGCGACCACGTTTCTTTGTAGAACGCTTTCCCATTATACTATAAGACTAGAAAATCTGATTACTAACTAACTACTACCTAAACTACTGTCTATAACCCGTACTTCTCCAGGAAATCCGGGATCAACATGATGGGGATTCCCAGCTCGCGGGCCTTCTCGGCCTTCTCAGTGTCTTCATCCGGGTTGGTAACCAGGACGACTAGAGTGTCTTTCTTCACACTGGAGCCCAGAGTTGCTCCGACGGTCTTGAGGACTGCAGAGAGGGACTTCTTTTCCTTCGTTCCAACGCCGGTGGGGACGATTACCTTCCCAAAGAGGGGATGCGACGGATCGCCCTGGGGCTCCGCCTTCTTGAACTCCATGCGGTCCTCCAGATTGGCGTCGTACATCCACTCTATGAATCGAGGCATCTCTTCTACGAAGTGCCGGGCGCTCTTCGCTGCCATCCCATGGACCTTGGCAAGCATGGCCTCTTTCTCTCCCTCGGACTCGTCCGAGACGAGGATGTCAGGGTGAGCCTCGAGAATCGCCTCGAAGCGCTTAGTGCCGAACCCTCGGCCGAAGATCGTCGTTGCATACATTAACTGAGGGAGCGTAGCCTCCTCAACCTTCTCCGCGATCCCGTTGTGGAGCTTCTCCGCACTCTTGCGCTTGAAGCCGTCGACATCCATGAAGTCCTCGGTGCTCATACGCAGGATCTCTGGAATCGTGGTGTACCCGGCCGCAATGATCCGCTTGACGTTCCCAGCCCCGAGGCCCTCCACACCGAGCGCCTTGAAGAACGCCGTGATTGTTTTTTCCCGCACGCCGGGATCCTCTTCGTGCCCCTTGAGCATCACGTCGACGTGAGTGTCATTCCACACGTACGGAACGCTGGGCATCTGAGGCTGCTCCGCGGGCTCCACAACCGAGAGGATATGTGGGATCACATCGCCAGAGCGAACGATCTGGATGAGTGCCCCCATGCCGATCCGGTTGTCCTCGATGAACTTGGCATTGAAGCCTGTGGCGAACTCGATCTTGGCGCCCCCGAGGACCACTGGCTCAACTTGCACCCGGGGCTTCAGGAGACCATGCTTACTGGCCGTCCAAATGACGCTAAGAACCTTGGTCTCGGCGATCTGGTCGGAGATGACCATCTTGAACGCGAAGGCGTTTTCCGGATTCTCCTTCGCGTGGGTCTTACAGTACCGCCCCTTGCTCAATGCTGCCCCCTGGGTGGGTGTCGCTGCGCAGATTATGCCATCGATCTCGTACTTGTAGTCGGAGCGCCAGGCGAGCAGGATCTCGGAGAGGAGCTCATTGGTGACGGTGGCTTCCTCCAGGAATCGCACGACCTCAACGTCGAGGCCGGTGAGATAGGCCATCTGCTCACCGACAGGGAGTTCGGGCTGGATCACCTCGTAGGCCACGAAGTCGATATCCCGGTACTTGCTGGCGTCGGTGGTCTTCTGATTCACGACTCCAGCCACGAAGTTGCGTGGGTTGGAGAACTTGGACGCGTACTTGTCGGCGAACCGCTCCTTCGGAATGATGAACTCCCCCCGGATAACGATGCCGGGTGTCTTCGGGAGTTGCAAGTAGGGAATCATATGGCTCACATCCTGGCCCACGATCCCATTGCCCCGTGTGTACAGCTTGGGCTGCTCGCCCTCCGTGGAGTACAGGCCGCTGACTCCATCGAGTTTCGCCGAGAGTACGTAGGGACCCTTGTACTTCTTCATCCAGTAGCCCAGCGCGGCCGTGTCGGGCTTAATCTTGTCCATCGACCACATCTGGTAGGGGAGGCTCACCTTCTGCTTGGCGACGACCTCAGCGCCCATATGCCCCTCGTTTGCGGCCTCGTTCTCTGGGTAAGCCTCGAGAGTGAATTCGCGAAGGATGTCGTACTCGTTGTCGGTGAGGAGGGAGGTATCGTGCTCATAGTAGGCGTCGTTGGCCGCGCGGATCATTGCGCTCAGCTCAGCCTCCGATAGTTTTTTGAGAGTCGGTACACCTTCCGCCTTGAAAGCGGCGATGTTCGCCTCCACAGTTGCCGATGGCTTCTCCGGTTCGCTCACCACCTTGCTCTTGGGCTTCTTCAAAGTACGGCGCTTGGCCTTCTTTACCTTCATCACAGGCGCCTCCTCGGCCTCCGGTTCGGCCTGTGCGGCCGCGGACAGGAGCTTCATTGATCGTGTGTCTTTGCGTTCTGCCGGTTCACGGTATTCCATGCCCAGGAACTTGAAGATCGACCGCTCCGTTGGAAAGTCGCCCTCGACTCTCCCGCCCTTCTTCCCCTTCACCATATGATAGATGCCGTGCTCGTTGAGAGTGTAGCCGAGATCAAGCGCGCGCTGGCGCATCACGGTGTTGAAGGTTTTGCTGCCCGTGAAATATAGGATTGCGAAGGCGTACTCCTCCGGAGAGGTGTACAGGAAGTCCACGCGACGCGCGGGGCGGCCCGGCTCGAGGCGGGCGACAGTCAGGCTCTTAGTCTCGCCCCGGGTCAGGACCTCGATCACGATGTCGTCCTTTATGAGGGTGTCGAGAAAGTCGTTGAAGGCCGCACGATCGTCATCGCGATTCGTGATGATCAGATCGATGTCTCCCGAGTTGGCCGCGCCTCGGCGGTACGAGCCGACAATGTCGAACGAGGAGCCAGGAGGCGTGGAGGCCTTGAATATTTTCTCCAGGCGTGCGTGGTATTCCTCGATCTCAGCGCGAGGTATCCGCGACTCGATATCGTCGAAATGCTCCAGGCCGATCTTCATGTTCTTGGTCAGAAGCTCCGGGTGCTCTCTCAGCTGCTCGAGCGTGGTGATTCCCTGTGCGATCAGCTCCTTCGCCTTCTTCGGGCCCACGCCGTACACCTTCGTGAGAAGGTTCAGGGGATTCTTGCGCTCGCGCTCCAAGATGGGAAGAGTTCCTGTTGCTTGGAAGGTCTTCAGCTTGCTGAGGATCGTGGAACCGATGGTCTTCATGCCCTTGAGCTGATCGGCGTCCGTGATGTCGTCAGGATAGGTCATGACTGTCTCAGCGGCCTCACGGTACGACTTGGCGCGCCACTGCTCTCCTTGCCGTTGCATGATGTCCGCGAGTTCCTCGAGAAGGTCTACGAACTTCTTGTTGAGGCGTCCCTCCATGGGTGTACTTGGTGATGGTGGCTTTAAGTCGTCGACGATCTTGAGATTGCGCTTCAGAGAACGTGGTGCTCTTTTCATTTTTCGCTTTGTTGTTGGTTTCCCTAGGGGAGAAGAAGAAATGCTTTTCAATTTCTTGGAGTCAGCGGACTTAGACCCTTTCGAAGATCGCTTTCCCTTGCTACTCTTTTGGCTGGAGCCAGGTGTGCGCTGGCTTCTCTTCGTCTGCTCCTGTAGCGCCTCGTGGAGCTCTCCACTCGATGGAGTCCCGAAGAGCTCCTCCATTAACCGGTCTCTCTCAGCCTTCGAGAGTTTCGGCTCCTCGACGACAAGACGTTTCTTCGAGCTCCGGCGTTTCTTCAGGGTCTTGCGTTTCGTCGCGCTTTCATCACGGGGAGAGGGATCCTTGGTGGGGGTCCCTGGGGGCGAGGCGGTCACTATCCAACCTTTCTGTAAGGCCTCCTTGCACTCCGGCGCGACAACGAGACGCACCTTCCCGGTCCTCTTCCGGCGTGCCTTCTTGGGAGCCGTGCTCTTCTTGGGAGATGCGCTCTTCTTGGGAGATGTGCTCTTCTTGGGAGATGTGCTCTTCTTGGGAGATGTGCTCTTTCGCAGAGAGGTTGTTTTCGGGCCAGAGGAACGCCCCTTCTTCACGGTGATCCCTTTCTGTCTGCGCCTCTTCTCCAACCACCGCGAAACTCGCTCCTTTCTCTCGGCCTTCGTGTACTTTCGTGGTGCCTTTTTCTCAGTGCTCTTTTTCGAGCTTTTTTTCGGACTGGCTGAGGCCCCCGTCGGACAGTAGCCGTACTTCGTCATGGTCCCTGTCTTGGGGTTAATCTCAGTGGCGCAGATCTGATCGCCATCATCCTCGATGCACGCGTCATGAGTCCCCTTCTTGTACTTGAAAGGGAAGATACACGGCCCGCCCATTACTTTCTTGTTTGTTCGTGTTCGTCCTCTTCCGTCCTTAACCGTTGCCGTGATGGTCATCTTTATATTATCTCCCGATTTTAAGCTTCTTAAAGTACCGGTCCAGGAAGCTCTCTGCGTAGTAGCGATCCACTGGATGCTTTGTTCCCTCTTTGCGGTTCTCTTCGACTCTCGGAGCTACTCGCTTACCTTGGCGAACACTACGCGTGATCTCATCCATGAATATAAATATAGAATAAATATACATGAGTGTAGCGGTTCAGACACAAGACGTTTTGCTCAATGGCGAACTCGTCAGCCAGGAGGGCGTAGTCACGTTCCGAGGACGGGACGGTGGAATCGCCGACATTACGGCGTTCGTAGACGGTGACGTGTACTACGCCCGCATAGGCCGGGACGGCATTGCTGATGTGTTCAGTGCTCCGGCCAACGTTCGGTCTTTAGAGGACCGGCTAATGCAGGACTTCGGCGAACGGGCGGGCAGGAGTAGAACGCACAGTGCAAGAACGCGTCGAAAGGGTCGTCGCCAATCGCTCAAGTAGGAGGGACCGTCTTGCGCATGGCTTCGAAGACCTGCTTCTCGATTGGAGAGCTTGGCGTCCACTGCCTACGTTCTCTCCGGAACGCCCTAGCGAGGTTCTTGTCCATCTTTCGGATATATCTGGGGGATGCATACAGTAGATTACAGGTGGTGTCGTCTTGGTATATACAGTCGATGTAGTTTTTCGGCTCTTTCCTGAGCGTCCGAATGAAACCTAGGAAGTTCTCGAGGTGTTCCTCTGCGAAAGTGACGACTTGTATGCTGTCACTTCTCAAGGTCCGCTTACCTTTTCCCTCGATCTCGTGTGTGAAGTACTGCATTTCACAGCCGTACTCCTCGGCGAGACTTCTACGCGTGTCAAGTTGCGACCACCACGCACCTCCCTTACGGACGTCAAATGATAACTCTACTGCAAACCCCATTTTATACATACCCTAAACATTTTTAATGTTTCCGCGATAATCTCTACCTACATGTCTAGAGGCAGAGTTTTTCCCCTACATAGCGTTGTTTGTCTACGTGTAGGGTCAAATCGGGATGAATAATTGTGTCCATCTAGACTATACTTATGGTGAAGCCTTGGATGTTGCAGAGCCGGCGTGCTCAAACAGGTACAGCAGCGCCGATAACGACGTCTCATGTCGTCGCTTTAGACGATATCGTCTATGGGGGAGGTGGCTCGCATGGTGGAGGGGGGCACTGGAAGCTAGGGCCTTACGGAAATCCCCCACCCTCACACCCTCCCTTCACGACCGTGCTTACGCCTAGCCAAGCAGCGAACGATGTCGGCGTCTGGATAGACGCGCCGTTGCTACTAGCTCAGGAGGCATGGGGTATCGTCTTTTTCGAGCCGAACCAGCTCGTCCCGCCGCCCTTCGACACCAACATTCCTCACGGAGCCAACACCGTGCTGCAGCAGGGGGCTACGGCGGTGGGGGGGAGCATGTGCCAAGTTGATTTCTGGGCTGGCATGCAGGGGGCCGCCGATGGAGCGACGATGTGGAAAGACGCGACACTAGGCAGCGGAGCGGGACACATTGCGGTAGGTGGAACTATATCAGCTAAGCAGGGCTTCTACTGGGGAGGCCTTGGCGCCTCGGACCAGGAGTTCGTCATTACGAGAGATAGGGTCGATTTACGGCTGGATGGATCGCCGGCGAAGGACTTCTGCGCGGGGCTGGCGCTCACCCCCACCCCCGCCGGCTTCTCCCCCGCCGACGCGCAGTTGACAGGTAGATACATTAGTGCCGGTGACACTATTACTTCAGGAACAGCGTGGACGAAGAATTGCAGAACGTTCACAGTAAACTGCTTGGATGACTCGGACTTGGATGGCTCTGGGGAGGTCGATCTAGTTCTCCGCACTCGTCAGCACAACGAAGAAGACCACGGCGGCCGCATGACCAAGATTCGGGTACAAGCGGAGGCCTCAACAGAGAGCCTAGCGGAGCTCTTTGCGGGTGTCGGGGCTGCTCAACCGGACAACGCGCTTGCAGACAACTTGTACGGAATATTTGCCAAGATCGACCCCGACACTCACCCTGAAGGTGAGGTGTACCTGCAGCTTGGCGGGCAAATGGGCGATGCGGGTGCAGAGATATATAAATTTGTAAAACCAACGCCGCCGCAAATTACCAAAACCTTTATCATACCACATCCTCTCGACAATCTCCGAGATTCGACAGAGCTCCTCCACTCTTGTGTTGAGGCACCCACCGTTGATAACATTTACCGAGGTTCCTGTCGTCTCATGAATGGGAAAGGCCTAGTTAATCTCGATTCGAACGACCGCTACCAGATGACCCAAGGGACCTTTCAGGCACTCAACAAAGACCCGCAGGTTCACGTTACGAATAACGAGAGTTTCGATCGGGTGAAAGGAGAGATTGTTGGGAACGAGCTGCACATCATTTGCGAAAACCCTGACAGTGATGCGAATATTGCCTGGCTAGTCATAGGGACCCGCCAGGATCCCAGTATTAGACAATGCCCTAAGACCGATGACGTTGGTAACTTGATTACGGAGAGACCAAGAAATTGAAACTACTCTTGTAGTTTAGACCAGATAAAATGGCCGACGTTACGGTTCTAGCCAGGCGCAACCCGCACGAACGCGACTCACACATCACATTCCAGGAAGATGGCCACATCTACACCATCGATGGCGAAACCGACTTCATGTCCGTCACTACGTGGAACCATTCACACTTCAAACCTTTCGATGCCGATCGCATCATAGCGAGCATGATGGCCAGGGAGTCTTGGCCGAAATCCAAGTACTTTGGCCAGACACCAGAGCAGATCAAGGCGGGGTGGGACGCGAATCGCGATGCTTCCGCCTCCGCGGGCACGAAGTTGCACTACGACATTGAGTGCTACTACAACGGCTGTCCGCAGAAAAACGACTCAGTTGAGTATCAGTACTTTCTCCGCTTTGCAGAGCAGAACGCCGATCTCGTGCCCTTCCGTACGGAATGGATGGTGTGGGACAGCGAGCTCCGATTTGCGGGTTCCATCGACATGGTCTTTATCAAGCCCGACGGTACCCTCATGATCTACGACTGGAAGCGGTCGAAAGGCATCGAGAAAGGGAATGGGTGGGGCGACTCCGCCGCGACCCAGTGTATCTCTCACCTACCTGACTCCAACTTCTGGCACTACTCGCTGCAGCTGAACACGTACAAGGCCCTACTGGAGAAGAACTACGGACATCGTGTATCTGAGATGCGCCTGGTATGTTGCCATCCGAACCACAAGGACTATCAAGTGTTCACGGTGCCCGATCTCTCGGCAGAGGTCGCAGACCTATTCGAGGTGCGCCGGGATATGCTTGCAGTTCTTGCCTGAGAGGGCAGCATATTTCCTTCGCTAGAAACTTAAATAGATAACCTCCACCTATGCAATGGGGGACTACAGTTGGACTGAATCTCTAGGAACTTTACTTTTCGTTTTTGGAGGGGGCGTAACAGTTGGGTGGCTGATTGTATCCCAGTACATGAAAGACGATCTCCATGCCATCGCACAAGACGACCAGGACATTCGAGAGGGTACTGAGGACTACGAGCGGTCCTACTATTCAGAGTTCGAGGCTCTGGAGGAGAAAGACCACGGTGAAGACTTTCTCAAGGGACTGGGAAGCGAGTGGACAATCGAGAGCACGCCTTACGGCGAGGTTATCATGTCTTACAAGGCCGATCACGAAGCCTTCTGGTACTACGCCGAGCGAAGGAACGTGCCCTACCGCACCTTAGATGCTGTGGCGCGGCGTTTCGCCATCGACAATGACTGCAAATCGGTCTGTGTCAATTACAAGGAAGAGTTCGAGAAGGGTAAGGATGCTGCCGTTGCTGCAAAGGAGGCTGCGAGAGACGCCGCAGGCAAGGGTCCTGCGCCCGGAGGAAACACACGTCGAAATGATAAAAAGAAGCCCTTCGCGACTTTCAAGTCCTACAACATGAAGAAAGGGAAGAACCAGGCGAAGAAGTACATTATTACCGAGAACGCCAACCGGTTCACGTACAAGGGTACGCCCGTTGAGTGGCAGGACCCGAAGGACCTCCCTTGGCTAGGGGGAACTGCTCCTCGCCTGACCTATGCCGATTTCAAGAAAGAGAGGCAGCATTGGGAGGCTGAAGCCCCGGAGAGCCCAGGCTCCGAGGAGAAGACTTCGTCCGTGGAATACATTCCATCGCCTCGGAACGCATCAGTTCTGGCTGACGCCCTAGCGTTCATCAAGGACACTAAGAGTAAAAGCGATTGATTCTGTTTGTATAAGTCGTTGGAAAGACTGTAGCTAACGACTTATACGGAGAGGCCCTCCTCTCTGAGGCGCTCTCGTGCTTCACTGAGAGCCTGGCGCCGCGTTCGTAACTCCTTTAATTTCTGCTCGATAGCGGGTTTGGGAACACTCCCATTTCCACCCCTGCTCTTAGGTTTGGATTTAGGCCCGTGGTGCAGCTTAAGTCCTTGCTCCAGGACACTGGTGGTTTTCGCAGCAAGCTTCTTGAACTCCGATTGCTTCTCCCCAAGTTCTTCCATTCCAGCCACCTCCTCCAACTGGTTCCCGAACCCTTCCAGTGCGTGAGCTCGGTTATCGGGGTCGTCTGCTTTTATGCACTCGTCGAGGCTAGCCAGGACGCGCTCCCATTCCTTGGCGAGTTCGGGGTTTTCGGCCTGTACCACCAAATTGTTGAGTCGGTTAATGTTGTCGTAGACTTTGATGCGAGAGTCGCGCGCAAGAGCCCTGAACTCTTGTACTTCCTTCTCGAGGCGCTTCTCCAGTTGGGCGAGTTCACCGTAGTGTTTAGAGAGCTCCGCTTCGTCCTCCGCCACACCCGCCACCACGTCCTGAGGGTTTACGGCCAGCCCCGCCAGCTTCTCTTTCTTGGCTTCTAGGGCCGCGGTCTTCTCTCTGATACCTTCCATTTTCTCATCGAACTCGGCTTTTGCATCGAAAACAGCCTTTCCTTGGTTATAGACCCCTTCAATAGCCTCGCCCGCCAAGGGGCCCACTCCGGGCACTTCGCTCACGACCTCCGCTGCAGTCGCAGCCGTCATGTTCTCTACAAAGCCGACCTCTTTCTGGGCGATGGCGCCAAGAGCTGCTTGCACTTCCTCCTCCGCCATCTCTTTACCAGCTTCCACTGATTCCGCGGCGGCATCCTTGCCTTGCTCCCTCAATGCTTCCGCTTTTTTGTCCATGGCCCGCCCAACTTCTCGCGCGGGGGCTTCGCTAACGTCTTTGTATATTTGCTTGCCTCGCGCCACCCCTTCTTGTATGGCTGTTGAGAGTTCGTCATTCGCTCGATTGAGGTTCTGAGTCGCTTTTGCTGCAGTGTTCTTGGTGCGCGAGCTGATCTGGTGGGCGAGATGATGTGTGTCCGCGAACCCTAATTTGGCTTCCCCGTCTCCTCCTCTCTGCAGTCTGCGCGTCTTCTTCCGCCCAGAAGAAATACGTTTTCGTCTTGATCGGTGCCGAGTCGACATGTATATAGTACGGTCACATAAAGTATGCTCTCTACTCGCCTCGCTCTTTCCTGGTTGCAACCCATTGCTTGAATCCGATACTCTTCACGATACTAAATGACGACTGGAGGTGGTCGAGTGCAATGTTCATAACCTTTCTCTGTTGCTCCGTCATCTGGTCTATGTACTCGGCAACGAGCGGGTCGACGGACTCCTCGCCTTCTGCAGTTGCTTCCGCGCCCGGCATCTCTTCTACGTATCTCTGGAACCCACTAGCTAAATCAATTATTTGGAAATCAAACATAGAAGCCGCGGACCTTCACGCACAGGCGCGGTTTTCATGATTTTAGTGAGAGAGGTATCGACCGTGTAGCCATTCGAGGCCAGGTAGGTGAAGAGAATGGCCTCGTCACCGGGGCGTAACAATCGGTGATGATTATCTGGATCGAGCAAAGCAAGCACGCATTTACGATAGGAGCAACAGGGCCCCGAAGTAGTTTGGAAAGGCGATAGCCTGGGAGGGTTGACAGTGCGTACCAGACTGGATAGAGGAGCGCCAGGACGGCGATCGATCACGAAGATATGGGTGTAGCACTCGTCGACACTATCGTAGAACGGCTGGATCCCAATCGTGTACACCTCCGTCATGTCTATTGTCTACATAAAATTGAAATGATTATAGCCGTTAGATATAAGTATGAGAATGACTGCTGTTCAGACGTACCGTTACAAGTTCAACGACAACATTGTTGCGATGCTTACGGCGTTCGCCAAGCTGCATGCACACGATGACCGGCACACCTACCGCGAAGCCTGGAATGACTGGTGGGCCGCCAACGCCGAGGTTCTCGAGGCCGAGGGTCGCCGATTGTGCGATCTGGGCTATGCGGGCGATATCCAAGACAAGATGTACAAGGCAGGCCGATATTACTTTCGGGCGAAGAATCCCACCAAGCCCGATCCTCAGGAGCGCCGGGCTTACATTTCGATGTCCCCTGAGATCATCGAGGCCATGGATGCTCACATTGCCTCCGTCATGACCGAGCAGGCCTTCACTCCTGCCAAGGGCTATGATTGGTTCTGCACTAGCCATCTCGATCTTCTCCGGACCGAGGTCCACCGCCTCCAGGCCGAGAACGTCTTAACTGCAGACGATCTCGTTTCGAAGGTCAAGAAGACGTATAAGAACCGGTACTTCCTCCGTCGGTAGGCGCAGTAGGTTTCTCTCAGTTTTTCTGTACCGGGACTATATGAGCAAGCTTCTGAGCCAAGGTGGATTCGGGTGCGTCTACTATCCAGGTATAGCCTGTAGCGGTAAGAGAGATCCGCGAAAGACCATAGTTACGAAGCTCCAGAAGAGCGGTTTTAATGCACGCAACGAGGTCTATATCGGGGATTTGATCAAGAAGATCCCCGACTATGAGCTTTTCTATCTTCCGGTTATTGAGAGTTGTCCCGTGAACGTCCGGAACATCGACCGCGAGTTGATAACGGAGTGCCAGGTGGTGGCTAAGAGTCAGGATGTTCCGTTCGTGCTCATGAGCATACCGTACGTCAGTAACAGAGCCTTCTTCGACGTTGTGGCAGACAAATCACTGGGCCGGAAGCAGGTGATAGCCACTTTGGCACGTACCTACAGTTATCTTCTAACAGCGATCAAGAATCTGGTAGAGATCGGGGTCGTACAGTTCGACTTGAAGGGGGATAACATTCTCTACAACCTGGCCACGAAAGACCCCCAGATCATAGATTTCGGAATCTCTCTCCCCATATCCAAAATCAGCCCCCAGAACTGGAGCAACTACTTCTACGCGTACGCTCCCGAGTATTACGTGTGGCCGCTGGAGGTTCACCTCATTAACTTTCTTCTGCATGTTTCTAGTCCTCTAAGCGCCGAAGACATCCCGAGCATCGTAAAGCCATACATGAGCAGCAACAACGCGCTATCGCTGTTTAGCAGTGACTTCAAAGAGAGATATGGTAAACTCTGTGAAGTCTGTTTGAGAGAATACGTCGGTAAGGCGAAGGAAAAGATCATACCGGAGCTAATCAGCCACTATGCTACCTGGGACAACTACTCTCTCAGCGTCCTGTATCTCAAGGCTCTTTCGCGCATGTTCCCCCAGGGAATCAAGCGGAACAAGATAATTGTACGTTTCACGCAGCTGTTGGTCTTGAACATAAGCCCCGACGCGGCTTCCCGGGTCTCTCTCTCCGAGACGAAGAAGCAATTCGAGGAGGTGTTCTTTGAAGGTGGTGATGTGGAAGACTACGAAGACCTAGTCGATAGCTTCGACTATGATCCGGAGCTCGCCACCCACGGCATTTCCGAGGACATAGCTAAGCCACAGGCAAGGGAGAAGGCCTCTAGCGTCTCGTAGCTCGCCCCCGCCGGCGGCGTCGCCTCGACCTTCTTCCACCCGCCGTCTCTACCTTGGCCTCCACTTCATCCTTAGTAGCAGCGGCGTCGGCTTCGGCAGCGTCCGTGGCCCCGGTTATAGCGTCCGTGATTTGGCTAGCAACATTTTTCATAGCATCAGCGGCTTTCTCCATAGCACCTTTGGTTTCGTCCGCATCTGCATCGGCTGCGACCTTGTCGATGGCGGCCGTGGCGTCGAGAGCAGCGGCTTTATCCTGGGCGACGGTGGGCAGCTTGGGTAGAGCGGCGGGCTCGGCCTCGACATCAATGACAGGCGCGACAGTTGCCTGAGCCTGCAGATCGCTTACCTGTCTTTCCAAGCTTGCAACCTGATTACGACAGCTCTGTATCTCTCCCTGCAAATTCATGCCTTGGACATTGGCGGCGGAGAGACGTCGATTCTCGCTCTGGGCTTGTCCCAGCTGGGCGTTAGCAGCACCCAGGGCCGTCATGACTTCTGCCAGCCGGGCTGTGCAGGCATTGCTGGCTGCGCCTCTGCCGAGTCCCTTGCGCATGCCGCGGGCGGCCTTGCGAGACCGCTTCTTGTGGCCTTTCCTGTGCTTCCTGGTATGCTGGTATGGCCTGCCGAACACCCCGTCGAGGTTGAAACGCTGCCAGTGGCCACGGCGATTGTAGAACTTGTTGCCCTTGTGCGTGCGGTAGTCCAGGTGTCCCGGCCGGGTAACGGACGGTGCCCCTTTATGGCCTTTCTTGACGCGCTTCTTTCTCTTGCCGCCATGAGACTTGCGGGTGCGTTTCCCGACAGCGCAGCTAGCTTTGTTCTTCGAGGTGTCCGTTTTGCTCTTGTACGTTTTGGCCGCGATTCTCATGACCTCCTGGGGCTTCACACCTTTGCCTTTGCACTCGGCTCGCGTTTTCTCGAGATGGATCTGCCATGCTGTCTTCATTATACAGTATCAACAGAAAATAATGCCAACCACGAAGGTCGTAAGTCCCCTCGAAATTGAACCTAAAGATACGTCTAGACAAATATTACTGGACATGGGCAAGAATATCCTCGGCGGCGGCAAAAGCCGGAAAGGAGCTCGTAATCGGCAAAACGATGCGGCAACTCAGAAAGCCACGCGGTACTCTAAGGACGATGGTGAGGTCTACGCTTGCGTGACGCGCTTGTTTGGAGGCCCGAACTGCGAGGTCAAATGCGTGGATGGGAAATTACGTCTCTGTGTGATCAGAAGCAAATTCCGGGGGAGAGGTAAGCGCGACAACACCTTAACAAGTGGTACGTGGGTATTGATCGGCCTGCGGGACTGGGAGTCGCGAACGGACGGTAAGCTTCCAAGGTGCGACCTACTCGAGGTTTACACTTCAGCCGACAAACAGCGTCTGAAGAACACGGTAAAAGATGTCAACTGGGGGAATCTTGCGGGAATTGGCGCGGACCCTGAGGTCGCGTCCGACGACGAGATAGACTTTGTCGATCAAGAAACGGACCACTACCAGGAGATGGTGAGCGCCCGGTCGAGCTGTATCACCTTCGGAGACCGCGGTAGCAGCGACGAGGAGCTGGACATCGATACGATTTGACCTCATGGCCGCATGTAATTAAAGTCGTCCATGCTCGCGAGCAGAGCGAGTCTTAGCTCTTCCTCCTCCGGATCGACGTTCACGAAGCGCGTGGTCACGCGGAGGTTCTCTCTAGCGGGAACTTCGTTCTCTTCCTCCTCCTCCTCTTCCTCGTCTTTTATCTCTTTCGACGGAAGCTCGTACCGGCAGATCGGGCACTCGGCCTTCTCAGTACTCAGCCAATGCTTGATGGCCTCGGGCTCAAAGCAGTGCTTACAAGGGAGTTGGGTCACGAGCTGCGTTCCCTGGAACTGAGTCTGGAAGATAGGGCATTCCTTGTTCGGGGCGGTGTCCTCTACCTCCTGGAACTCTATGGTGCGCAGAGCTTCCTCTCCCTGTTCAGACAGGACGTTCTTATAGGGCGTTGCCCCCTCGTTTACGGCGCTGATGAATCTTTCGACTAGTTGCGAGCCGGCCCTATCGGGTGCTGAATCGAGGAGACTGAGGAGACCTTGAACAGCCAGCGGCATCAGTATGGTCTCTCCGCCCTCAGGGAGCGGGAATCCGCGCGGAGGATTGGTGACAATCGGAGGGGGCCTGGCGACGGGGGAGGGGTTGGTTCTACGCATGACGTTCGTCTGGATGAAGTCGATGAGAAGAGCCAGTTCGTCCTGGGCGGCGTTTGCACTTGAGTCCATATCCATCTACTGTTATATAGGTGGCGTTTTTATCTGTGTTCTCTAGGGATTATATACTTAGTAAGTATATAATGCCTGCACGACGAAGCAAGTGTAGGAATCCCAATGTTGGGTTCTGCGTGAATAAGACCATGGGAGGGCCGGGGCTCATGCACAAGAACGTGCCGAAAGAGTCCCTGTTTCCCACCTCTGGATTCTGGTGGCGTCCGCGGAAGAAGGTCTGTTGTGATCGCACGCCCGAGAAGGATGACACCGTTCTTGTTCATATCGAACTCGATACGCCTTTTAACGAGCTTGACCTGGCTTTGCTAGCCCAGGATTTGGAGAGGTTCGGGGCACAGCTGCTTCACGCCTGGGAGGGCAGCAGCAACGTGCTCGCCTCCATGACCCGCCCCCAGTATAATGCCCTTAAACATAAACTCAAAAAGGTGGGAGTGACACTTCCAGTGGGCACTTTTAAGAAGATACATAGTTCAAGCGACAGCAAGACGCCACTGGTGGTGGCGCTAGGCAATCTGTGGGAGTGCCTGAAGAAGAACAAGGGGGAGATCGGGGGCTGCAAGCAGCAGGTGGCACAGGTAGAGTTCTGGGTGAAGCACGAGAACGACAAGGGCATCAGCCAATCCGGCAGCGACGCGAGTGCTGACCAGCTCCCGGAAGACTGCGGAGGGCTTCTAGGGTGCAATGATAATGACAATCTCTCCGCCCTCTCCGGGCCCGCCAGCGACCTCAACACGGCGTACTCACCGGGTGGTATCTCGGGTCTTGGAAATGAGAGTGCCTACGGCGCCAGTCCTCCCGCGCAAGACGACGTTACCCTATCACACCCCTGGCCTGACGGGACGGGACTTCACTGACGGAACCGTCAGCACAGAAACACCCTTTTCGGGGATTATATACTAGTAAGTATATAATGGCCAGGAAACGGAACGTATGCAGGAACCCCAATGTTGGGTTCTGTGTGAATAAGACCATGGGAGGGCCGGGGCTCATGCACAAGAACGTGTCGAAAACATCGCTTTTCCCCACCTCTGGATTCTGGTGGCGTCCGCGGAAGAAGGTCTGTTGCGATCGCACGCCCGAGGAGGATGACACCGTTCTTGTTCATATCGAACTCGATACGCCTTTTAACGAGCTTGACCTGGCTTTGCTAGCCCAGGATTTGGAGAAGTTAGGGGCACAGCTGCTCCACGCCTGGGAGGGCAGCACCCACGCGCTCGCCAAGACACCATTGAAACAGTTGAAGTTCCTTTTGCGCGAACTCGCGAATGAGGGTATGAAGCTGCGCTCGGGTACTTTGACTCGCATCCGCAGTTCGGATGAGGATCCCTCTCTACGCAAGCTGTTGGTATGCATGCAGCGTCACCCTCCCCATGATTGGCTCGAACCATGCCGCCGAGAGGTGTGGTTGGTTCAACAAGGTCTGTGGGCCGGATCTGGAAACAAATTCGTCCCTGACGACGCCCACATTTGCGTGCCGGGCACGTGCCACGCGGCGAACCCACCACCGCCATCACCGCCGCCATCACCGCCGCCATCACCCGGTGCCTTCGCAGACAGCGGCTCCGGCTTGTCGGATACCGACTTCAGTGACGCAGTCATCAGCACGGAAACACCCTCTTAGGGGATTAAATACTAACTAGTATATAATGGCCAGGAAACGGAACGTATGCAGGAACCCCAATGTTGGGTTCTGCGTGAATAAGACCATGGGAGGGCCGGGGCTCGTGCACAAGAACGTGTCGAAAACATCGCTTTTCCCCACCTCTGGATTCTGGTGGCGTCCGCGGAAGAAGGTCTGTTGCGATCGCACGCCCGAGAAGGATGACACCGTCCTTGTCCATATCGAACTCGATATGCCTTTTAGCGAGCTTGACCTGGCTTTGCTAGCCCAGGATTTGGAGAGGTTCGGGGCACAGCTGCTTCACGCCTGGGAGGGCAGCAGCAACGCGCTCTTAACACTGACGCGCCCCCAGTATAATATCCTCAAGCAGGAAATCGAGAATGCGAATATGTCGTTCCCCCCGAACCTTTGGAAGCAGATCCGCAGTTCGGATGAGGATCCCTCTCTACGCGACCTGTTGGTATGCATGATAAAGCACAGGAGTTGGGCCATTTCCTCCTCGTGTCACTCGGCTGTAGTAGCAGCATTTGGTCAAGGACAACGGGGTGCGGTGCTGGGCCCTGGGGGCCAGTGGGAAGCAACTCCACCTCCGTCACCCCCGCGTAAGTTTGAACCAGAGCCAGGTGGACCCCCTTTCCGCGCCCCCAGTGACCCGCCACCCATTTCACCACACTAACTGAGCCCAAACCCGGGTCTCTACTCTTCCCCTCAGAACGGGGCATTAAATACTTACTAGTATCTAATGTCCAAGAAACAGGACCCCTGCGAGACCCCCAACTCTGGGTTCTGGTGGCGTCCGCGCAAAATTGTCTGCTGCATCGAGCCCTGGCACGCCCCAGAAACTCGGCCACGATTACCATAGCCCGAACCACCCAGTCGAGGCCTCGGGTGGTGCGCCCTCCGCGTCCACCATCTCGGGAGGCTCGTGTACACTCGGTAGCTCCGCCACAGGAGGCAGCTGTCCTGGCTCCAGCTGGACGGCGGCCGACACCGCGTCTCCTGCCCAGGCATACCTCTCCCCATTAAGCTGCTCGAGGAGCATTCGCCAGGGGGTGAAGCCCTGAAGAGCCTCCATTCCCTTGCTAGCAAAGCTGTTGAGAAGAACCGGGCTAAATCCGGACATCATGCTCACATTCTCGTCGACAGAGAGGGAAGGGAAGCCGCTCCCGGAGCGGAGGTTCCAGTACAGACGATGGGGCGCCTGGTAAGGTACCTTGAACTTGGAGCGCTTTCCGGCGTCATGGAACATCTTGGTGACTTGCTCGTCCATCGTGCGCGCACTGTTGTCCGCGGCATCGATCTCCATGTCCGAGAAAATAGCGAGGACCAAATCCTTCACTTGTGCCGGAGGGACGTTCTCCGCCACACAGGCGTCAGCCACCAGTTGCAGGGCCGCCTGGAAGTTCGTGTTCTGCCCCCAGCTGCTATCAGCCTTGAGGAACGCCACCTTGTCCACAAACTCACCCTTGCCCTCCAAGTTCAACCACTTTGGGTGTGCACTGAAGGTCAGAACTCGCTCCCCAAGCACCGACTTCTCGCAAGCTCTGAGCCCGAGCCCAATGGCCGCATGCAGAGGGTTCCCATTGTCACACTCCATGGACCCCGATGTGTCGACCATGCAGACGAAGTTCCCCAGGGCGTTCACCTGCTTACCCGCGGCCTTCCACTGCTCGTTCACGCAGTCAATCTGCGTGGCGGCTCGTGGGTTTCCCGGTCTGGTAAGACTAACGGCGTCCTTGACCATGTCAACCAATGAAACACGGGCAGCCTTGATCTCCGTCTTCCCGGACTTACACCGGCCGATGTACCCCTTGTAGTTGTTGCGGCACTCGACACGGTCCTCGTCTGTGCCCCGTGACATACCCTTCTTATCGACGAACTCGAACGCGCGCTTGGAACGCGACAGCGTGATGCTTGTCACATCCTTGTCGAAGTTGATGTCCTTCCACTCGCCAGCGCACATCTTGACCTGGGGTGTTTGCGTTGCGGCACTGAGACGGGTGATGAGTTGGCGGTAGTGAATCAAGCACTTCAGGGACGCGCTGCGCTTTTGCGCGGGCGTAGTGGCTGTCTTCATCCAGTCGCCATACAGGAGTTCAGCCAGCGGCCGCGCGATCCATCCGAACGGCTTCGAGCTCTCTCGGGGAGCCCACCTCCCCAGAAGGGAAGGCGTTCCCTCCAAGGCGGCGTCGGCTTCCAACTGGGTCTTCATCAAGTGCAGAACGAACTGATATGCGTCTAGCGCCTCGTACTGCTTGGGAAAGCGCTCCTTCAGCTTGCGGAGGAAGTACTTCATGTCCTTCCAGCTGCCGTACCCATGATCATGACCATCCAGTCTCACAAGACTGGTAATCGCGCGCCTAGTGAGGGCCCTCGCAGTCTCCGCGACCCTGACGTCCGAGCAGAAATGCCCGATGCCTGCCCATCGGCTCAGAAGCTCGTAGAACAGCGCGTACTCACCCTTACCTGCGACAAGGTCCCGGGTGTGCAGCATCATCTTGTACAGGATCTCGGTCATCGCCTGTCCCGACTCCTCATCCACCGCACCCGACGAGATGCTCGAAACGACCAGACCACGATAGGTGTCCCCGAGGGAAGTCAGAGTTGCCGCGTCCTTCGTTCGCGTGAGCTGGAATGATAGTTGGAGAGTTCTCTCCTTTCCATCGTTAGACCACCCGTGCTCCACGTGGCCATTCTCACCTCGCTGTAGAGGGGTATGCGTGTCCAGTGCAGACACTACGGCAGCCATAGTATGACTGTAGATGGTGTGCTCTCTTTAAGCTCTTTTGCGCCTCGTCTTACGTGTCAAGGTCTTAAAAACTACTCGTCGAGAACCTTTCTTGCGATTAGTTTTCGTAGCCTCCTGATATAGGAAAAACAAGGAATTGAGGTCCTGGAAGGTACAGATAGTGTCATGGAAGCGGACGTCTTGCATGTAGGACTCGTCGTGCGCATAGTCGCCGGGTTCTGCGTTCTCGAGCGCTTCAAGAGCATCCTCTGGCTCTGCATCGATATTGAAACGAAGCAGGGACCTCAGCTTGTACTTGACCCCCTCGCACACTTCCTTACTCTTTATGGTTCCGCACAGAGTGTCTTTTTTCAGGAGGTTCTCTCCGTCCAGCATCACTCGTTCGCTCTTCACCGCTGTCAGATCCCCATTGTGGTCCGCATACAGAAAGAAGAGTTTGACCGACCGTGCGGTCTCCTTATAGAAACGGTCGTATGGACCTTCAGCCTCTCTGAACTCCTCCGTCCAAGATTCGTCGATCTCGCAATCCATTGTACTGCATGTAGATTATCGCCCAAGACTCCTAACTCAGTCATCATCAAGCTCCTCTCCTATCGGCAAAGAGTCCCAGTAGGGCGACATGTCACCTAAAAGCTCGTTTAGGGAATCTCTCTCTGCTTGCCACCTGTTCACCATTTCAGTAACCACGCGCACAGCATCTGCCTCAGCTATGGGAGGATCCAGACTAGCGGTAGCGGCCGGGCGCCTGTCAGTTATCTTCCCGTCCTTCATCCACATGCAGACCCATCCAGGAGGTATAGTAGTCTCCTGATCGTCGGGTTCCTCTATCGGAGCGTAATCGACTCTATTCGCAGCCGACGCGAAATCTAGGGTCTCTCCCTCCTTCGGGCGATGCTCCTCCCCCAGGCTGGGGAATGCAAGTTCGCTTTCCAAGTCCGGAGCCGGAGCAGACCGGGGTTTGTGCACCTTTTGTTTAGTGAGCCTGAGACTCGAGGGTTCTGATTCACGTTTCTGCAACCACGGAGGACGGTACGCCATGCTCTTGATTTTAAACCTATGAGTTTAAACGGCTTAGGTTATGATTAAAGCGGCTGGAAAATTGAAGTGCACTGGCGTTGGCCAGTAAGAGACAAACCATGACTACCCCCCACATCGTAGTCCCCATGTCGCAACCCACTCTCTGCATCCCACACGCTCGCCGGGACACTAGCAGCGGCCAGGTCACGAAGGTATTCGAACAGCTTATTGGAAAGGACTGCATTCTTCGTGTCGACGAACGGCAGCTGCGCGACCCTCGTGATCAAAGCTTCTTCAAGCGCTACTTCGTGCACTTTCGCGAGTGGCCCGAGTCGGCGCGCGACCTCCGCCAGAAGCTCCTTGACGGCGGGACGATAAAGGTGGTATACTCTGACCCCTGGTTCTGGAAGTGCTCCGCCGCTCGCCCGCGAACGGACGGTAACTGGCTCCATCCTTTGAGAGTCCCTCGTCCGAAGCCCTCGTTGCCCCATCCTCTGCCGGCCGGCGAAGATTGAGTCGGATGGGGTTGTTTCTCAGTTTCTTTTTATGCTCCGTATCCATAATGAGCCTTGGGGGAACGATCGTCAAAGTTGCGAACCAGTTGTTCGAGATGTCGAACACATTCGTGGAGCTCCGCTGCGACATCGCTATGCCTATGCCGGGGTTCTCGCTCATCGAACCGGACATACACGGCCTGTATCGACCGGTCATCGTCCTCAACCCTACGATCATCCCCGATGATCCCAGCGTGATCGCTCACATTCTGGGCCACGAGTGGGGGCACCATGTGCTTCGCCATATAGAACCAAGGGGTCCGGACACCCCACCCGAGGGCTCCAAGCGGCGCCAGGAGAAGGAGAACGAAGCCGACGCTTACGCAGCCAGGTTCATCAGGATGTATAACTACGACACCGATACCATAATAAGCTTCCTGAGAGAGCATCCAATCGATCTCGAGAACCGAATGCAGATCCTTCTCGATACTCCCGCTGACCAGAACACGCGCTCCCCCTTGCTGAATTCTTCTCTCTCGAATTAACATGAGACGAATCTCCCTCCCTGCCACTCCAGAACATATCGCGGCAACTCAGGCCCTAGTGGACAGCGGATGGCGAGGCGACTGGAAACGGTCCGGCGACGGACTTATCGCTTTAGACGGCTGCGAAGGATCGCTTGCCCAGTACATCCGGGCGCATGGTCCGCTTGACTATCACCAGGCGGTTCAACTTGCTCTGAATCTTGGAACGCAGATTGTCGCCCTCGCGGAACTAGGGAAAGGTCTTATATCTCTCCGTAAAGACGATGTGATCGTGTGTGCTGGCTTCCTGATAAGCGACCTTTCCGACGCCGCGGCGCTAGAGGAAGATCAACTCGAGATTGTTCGAGCCGTCGACTGCCATCCCTGCACCGCTCCGGAAGTCGAGAAGGTGGATACATTGCCTTCAATGGTCCACATATCTGCCATATACTACAGCATCGCACTCCTGTGTCTCGAATGTATGGGAATCTCTCGGGAGATGCGAGAGATACGAGGGAGCAAACTGTACTACCTGCTAGATCGATGTTTGAGACACGATCCTCAGACACGGGAATTCCTGTACATTTAATTTCTCCCGGTTATCTATATGTCAATCGTCGCACAGAAGAGAAACTCGAGAAGGTTTAAGGCGCCGATATCAGGTCGCGGCACGAAGGGGTTCTCACTCAATGGAGGGATGCGGAATCAAGGGTGGGTGGGCCAGACAAACCTGGGGCGCTCCAACGTCGGTACCGTGTTCCGCGGTGCGTTCCCGATGGGGAACGGAGGCTGCTGCGGCACCTACGTTATCAACACGCAGAACTCCGGGGGATGCTGCACCAACGACCCGGAAATAGTGAAGAGGTCGACTATGAATACGAAGGGCCTGATCGAGGCCACGGTGGAACATCCAACTAGTGCCATTCTCGAATCCAACAAGGCGTGTACCGAGAACTGTAAACTAGACGAGGACTACGACCCCATCACTTCGCGCCAGATCGAGTCGACAGTCTGCAAATCACGGTGCAAGACGAACTGGGTGAAAGATATGTCGCCTTTCGCGTTCAGTTCCGGAGAGCAGATAAAATGGAAGAAAATAAGCGCCGCAACCAGGAACCTACCGTGGTCGGTTGCCAAGAAGAGCCAGGGCATCAAGGGTTGCCCAACGGACTGCGGTGCGGCGTCCTACTGGATCGGAGGCAAGCACTACATCCGCGAGCCGTACGCCAAAGATCTGAATCTGTATTCAGTGTCGCCAAGCATGTACATGGAGGCCGGGTTGATGCGCAAGAACATCTTACCTACTCCTAAGTGCCTGTCCTCTTTCCCCTTCGTTCTCAACCATAACTCCACGTGCCAGGTTAACTTCAAGACCCCTGAGGCCGCCATCGACGCAGGCGCCCTGCCCCTGGATTGGATGTCGTGCGAGCAGACACCGAACTGTTGCCAGCCGTGCGAGGACTATGGTTTCCGCACGTTTGACCTTAACATGGTCATGTCTCCCTACGGCCCCCTCAGCCGAGAGCTGTGGTACAATACCGCATCTGCATACGTGGAAGTTGAAGGCCAGAACCCGGGGCTGACGCAAGTAGTATTCCCAGCCCACGGTGGACTCCCTCCGAGAGAAGACGGACTCGTCAAGGATTGTGATGTCTTAGACATTCTTGTAATTCGGGGCAAGAACGGCAGCGTCGGCAGCGAGCCGCAGTTTACCGCGGCAATCATCGAGGAAGTTAACCCGCTTCCAGACGCACTCTATCTTACGATCGAGAAGGTCGTGTGTCCATCCGAAGTTCCGAAATGCAAGTCACCCACCCCGACGACGGAGTGCTGCCCGCAAGAGTCTATATCTCTCGGACCGGGATTCCGCTGGCCATCACCCGCGCATGCAGCCGCTCAGGTCCCGCCATGGCCGCCGGGTGTGCCCTACAAGTACCGGATGGCTAATGGCAAACCGGCTTCGCTATTCTACTGGAACACTTCAGGCGTGGACGTACCGCCGGTGGGTGGGGTTCCGTATCCTCCACCCATGCATGCCGGAGACCAGGAGCGTCTGGACGCCCTGCTTCTCGGAGGCGCAGTGGGGAGCATCGAAGGCAAAACCTACAGGTTAAGACTCCGCTTCAATTAGAATGATTATTCAGCATATATTGATCTATGAACAATATCTGCTCTTATATCAATGTCGGAGGCAGTGCTCAAAAGGAAGACTCGCCACATAAAGGTTCCCATATCGGGGATCGGAAAAAACGGTTTCTCTCTCAATGGCGGATACAGGAACACCGGAGCGGTAGGCCCCGTCAATCTAGGAAGGCGTTTCACGCGAACGCTCTACAAAGGAGCTTATCCGATAGGAGCGGGAGGATGTTGCGGAGAGTTCGTGCAGAACATTCTCTCTAACAACACTTGCTGCACGAACGACCCTAACATAGTCAAGAGGTCTACAATGAACACGAATGGACTGATACTTGCCACCGTCACGTACCCAACCTCGGTCTTTACCGACTGCAGCGGTTCCTGCGTCAAGAACTGGGTCAAGGACTTCAATGCCCTCAATTACAGTCAGGGCATGTTCATCAGGACCCTCAAGATCAAGAACATATGCCCGCACTGGCTCGACGAGACGACAACGTGTCATACCGATCCCTCTTCCTGTAAGACAGTTTGTAGCACGAATTTCAACGGACACCCCAACACGAGTATATATCCAGATTGCAACAAGTGCGACAATAAATCGTACTTCATTGGCACCAGGAAGGTTGTCACGAACACGACCACTAAGAAAATGAGAGAGGGGGCTATCTCCAGTAGTGACTATATCACTGGACTTCTACAGGCCCGGCAGTGCCTTCCCCCTCCTCCTTGCAAAGCGCCCTTTCCGATGGCGCTCAATCACCAAGGATGTGACACTAATTATATGACACCTGAGGAAGCTATCGAGGCCGGAGCTCTCCCCAAGGATTGGGGCACATGCAGTTTGGTAAACTCGTGCGGCTACTCTGCGTCGACTGGCTACACCACTCACTGCGCTTTCAAGTCCAACCCTTACACACACTGCTGGGCCACTCCTTTGGAAACCAGACTCGCGTGCCCCCAGTTGGGATGCCCTGTACCGTCCCAGGCGGCATTAGACCTCCGGGACGCCCTGGTCAATATCGGCAAGTGGGTGCGGGTCACCAAGGATGGTTACGCCGGCCCCTTCTTGGAGGGTGGGCCAGTGGTGCATGTCCTTAGCTTCGAAAAGATCGCCAGAGCCGATCTTCCAAATCACGACAACTGGTGGCGCGGCCAGGGGCGGCCTCCGTTAGGGATATTAACGAATTTTCCGGGGCAATCGTGCCCCTTCACTGGCCCACCCTGCTCGTCGGAGCCATGCGGTGGTCATGATTACTGCCCGCCATACGGTTACAGTACCTACCCGGCCTGGGGAAGCGACACGGACGACTGTTCGAGTGGCGGTCCGTCTCCGGGGGTCATTGAGTGGTTTGACGCGCACCGTGAATGTATTCTCCTGAAGGTGACTTATGAAATGTTCCATCCCTGCGGTGGCGAGGCAGCGCCGGAGCTATGGGTTGCTCCGGATGGGACCAAGCTGTACAAGGCCGATCTCGGGAATCCGGCGAATGTCGGCGATACGTATGAGTGTAAAAGCTACGATTCCATAGATCTAACCCAACTAATGGCTATACCGTACGGGTATACCGAACCCCCGTTCAATGGGCCGTCGACCCCGCCCCTGAGCGTCGAACAGTTGCAGGACGGGTCGTATGGAAGTCAACCAGGCCTGGTGTACATTGACTGTATCGACTGGTACCCTCTGCCTAACAAGTCGGCACCCTGGAGGCGCGCCTTTATGAGTCGGAGCCTGGATTCGAAAAAGTCAGTTGGCATCGGAGGAATAGAGTCATTGTTTTTCAAGACCCGCACCCCTGACCAAAGCAGCCTGTTCCCGGGGTCAAGACCTTGGTCGGATATATCTCCCCCGGGCAAGCCTAATACTTGTGATGACTCCACTTATGTCCCGCTCGACGCCAGTAATAGCTGCCCTATCCCACCGCCATCCTTAAAAGACATCGAGATGATGACGGCCTATGTTCAGGTGGCTAGAGGCTCGCCATACCCTGACTCTTGGTATTACAACTTTACTCCTCGCTGGCGATATTGGACCCCCGCCCCGGATGCAGGAGGTGACCAAGGCTATATTCTGTATCTGGAGCCTGACGATGGCCAGTTCGAGATCGAATTCGACATCACACAGTTTCCTCTTCCTGCTGGGTATACACGGGATCTCGTACAGGTTAAGGGTGCAGGCATCCCTACGACTCCTGCTGCGAACAACTCTATCACGGTGAGCACCCTGGAGAACGGTAGCGGCAGTGCAGAGTGCCCCGATTGTTGGAGTGATGATGACTGGCTCAACCCCGCCTTCTGCGAAATAACTTTCACAACGTCCTATTCGACTCCTACCGATCCCACCACCGCCATCAAGGAAGAATACATAGTGAGACTCGTGCGCGACAGCACTAAGGCTCGTAAGGCACGAAGCCAACCTCCTCCCCCGGATGCTTAACGCTAGCGGGCTCTAGACTGATTTTGGAGGGCCCATGCTACGGCCGTTAAGGGCGACCACCTCGGCTTCACCCAATAGAACGGTCTGCTCCAGGTTCCAGTCGTCATCTGCGAGATCGAAAAACTCCGAGTACTCAATCTGCGGCGGCCTGGGTGCACCCGGGAAAGGACGTACAGACCATTGCTCGTTTGTGACACCGAGACGCACAGGGAATAAGTGCTCCCGAGAGATTTTGAGGTATACTTTAGAGTACATCTCGGCGAAATCAGCGTCAGGAGGTGCTGTCGATACAGTACCTCGCACCGTCAGAAGTTTCGCCATATCCCTACAGGCGCCTTCTCTTTAATGGAAAATTGATATAAACCTTGCCCCCGGACAATGACCAGAACATGGCCGATAGGAGAGTCCCGCGTCCCCACTTCCTTCTCCGAATCTACGTGAACGAGAGCGAATACCCGGGCTTGCGGGCCAAATATGAGGCTGCACGTGACTCCCACAATGCGAGCGTGGCATCCTACCTCGCGGGCGGAGACACTGGCTTCGACGCAGGCTTCGACCTCTTCCTGCCTAAGGCAACCACGGTACTTGCCGGTGCTTACTCAGTCAAGGTACCGCACGGAATTCATTGTGAGATGCTGCGCGTAGGAGATCGCCTCGTGAGACGTAAGGAAACCGGGGAGCTGGAGTTCGAAGCCGACTACCCGGGTCGCAATGTGGGCTTCTACCTCTACGTGCGATCAAGCACCGGCGCCCGCACGCCTCTGCGCCTCTCAAACCATGTCGGTATCATCGATGCCCCGTACCGCGGGGAGATCGTGGCCCTATTCGACACCATGAATGTGAGTGGTGACGAAACCTGCACTGCGCACCAGCGGCTGGTCCAGATATGTGCCCCGGAGCTCAGTTACCCGATCGTCGTGGAACTCGTCGACCGGAAGGAGGGACTCAGTGTGACCCAAAGAGGCGAGGGAGGTCTTGGCTCGACTGGTCAGTGACGCGCGAGATACCGAGATACGGCATTCTCGTACGCTGTTCTTAGCGCCTCATCCTTCATCATCGCTCTCTTGCAGTCTGGACATACATACACCAGCCGTTCGGTTCGTATCCCGCGGTCCTCGACCTCGTCGAAGAGCAGCGTTCGCGCAGTGGTCGCGTAGCATAGAAAACACGCCTTAAACCATCCATTCTCGGGCTGAGAACACTCCCTGTAGACGTATATCCGCTTTTTCCTCATTTAATACTTAGTACTGGCTTAGTATTAAACTTGTTGCTTAATGTCTTCGGACTTAACGTCTCCGGGTTCGCTTTCCGCCTCTTCCTCTGAACTTCCCGCGGCTCTTCAGCATCCGCTTGGCTTTGTTGGCCACACTCGTGTAGACGCGACGAGGATGCCTTGGTCGCGCTTTCCCCTTGTAGGAAGAACGCTTGTTACCCCACTCACGGGCCCTGACATAGGCCGCGTAAAGCCCCTTGTCGTTGACCTTGCAGGTACCCCTGGCACAGATCGGAAAGCTCTTGTCTGGTCCCAGGAAGCATTTCCGCCCACAGTCTCTAAGCATCACGGTGCGCTCGTACCCCTTAGGAGAGATACGACCCCATCCGGCCCAAGGCATGCGCCTTCTACGGCGATAGCTGCCACCTTTGCGAGTCTTTGCCATTCTTATATTATATGCTACTATTTTTCTCGGCCGCGATGGAGGGCCCAAGGCGTTCGCTAAAAAACCATGTATAATTTCCTACGCATGTTAATGGATGCGAGCGGAGAGAACGTAGTTATCTCGGTCGCCGATTCGTCCGCCAACTTCGTTACCCTTGGTATGCCGGTGCTTGACAGGCTAAAAGCCCGATCTGATGACGAGCACCAGGGAGGTAGCGAGCCCAGTGATACCGATCTCTCCTCCGATGAGCTAGAAACCGATGAGTCTCCCGGGGAGCACGATCTTCATGCGGCGAGCCCCAGGCAGGGCAGCGACCGCATGGGTCGTCATCCAGCGACCCTCGCCTACAGAAAACTCACATTCAATGACGTGCGCCGCCAGTTCACCGCCTCCTATGAGCAGGATGCCGTCCATAGGTATTCATCGGCGCTCGACATCCTTGCCAGTTACCTCAAAGGCCAGAAAATAATCTATATGGAGTCACGAACTCACACTGTATGGCTCCTGAATCTGCTCATGCTCCCCGCTATCTTCCTATCTGCCCTTTCCTCGGTAGTGCAGGGCCCTTTTGAAGAACAATCTTACGGCCACGTTGTGCTCTCAGGCACATCGGCATTTGTTGCTTTTCTATTAGCTATCGTCAACTACCTCAAGCTGGATGCCGCATCGGAGGCGCACAAGATCTCGGCTCATCAGTACGCGAAGCTGCAGTCATCGGTGGAGTTCCAATCGGGACAGGTCCTGCTCTTCAGCCCTCCTGCTCTCGTGAGTGCTCACGTCTGCCGCCAGTGGGAAGAAGATAAGAAGGTCATCGAACATTCGTGTCCCGTGCCTCGGGAGCGTGCTGATGAGCGGCGTGAGTGGATAGCCAAACGACGGAGGGAGAAGATTAGTGAAGTCTATGCGGAGCGGCGCCAGGCGGAGGTAGCCCTGATTGCCAATATGCGCGATAGTATCCGCACCGTCGAGGAGAAGATTGGCGACATTCAGGAGACGAACCAGTTCGTAATACCGAGATCTATCCGGTACCAGTACCCGCGTATTTACAACACTAACATCTTCTCTCTGATCAAGAAAATTGACGACTACAGATCCAAGACACTCATAGATCTGAAGAACGTTAAGAACGAAATCCGGTTTATTAATGCTATGCAAAAGCGCCATGACTACCACATACCCGTCGAATACTCCGCGCGAATAAGCACGTTGTTCGAGCAAAAGAAGTCCCTCATAAGCACGATCCTCTTTCTGAATACCGCGTTCTCCATGATCGATAAGATGTTCCAGCAAGAGATCACCAATGCAGAACTAAAAGAGACACACTGGTTCAAGTTCTATCTCTACGACTGCTTTTCTCCCATCTGTCCAGACTGGGCGAAAGCGTGCTGGATACCCTCGAGGTATAAAGCGCCCGAAGCGTGTGGAGGAGAGATACTCAGAAACCTTCTGGAAGACGGTGAGACCCCGCATATAGTACGAGAGGATTAGTTTCAATGCCTTCCAGTGCGGTGCTTGCGCCGTCGAAGTCTCCTGTATGTCTTCCGGCTGCGAGCACGCTTTCGAGACCGACGCCGAGATCGGCCTCCGACCCAAGCTCCTCTAGTTCCCCTTCTTCGACGGAACCCGCGCGACCTGCCTCCTTGGGAACCCTGTGAGGAGGCGCTACCACTGGCTGGAGCCGCTTGGACGGCTGCCTGGGGCGACGCGGCCGCCTGAGGCGAGGCAGACGCTGCTGGTGACAGTTGGGGGGAGACAGCAGGCGATGCAGCTGCGACTGGGGAGAGCGGCTGCATGTTCGCGGCCGGAACCAGTAGCGGGGGCATTGCCTGTGGTACCATCGGTTGGATAGGTGACATAGAGCCTGAATTGGCAGAAGCGGCGGAGCCTGGACTGCTACCAGGCTGGCTTCCCACCGAGCCCCAGGATGCGGAGGACGGCGGTGTTTGGGGAGGAGTTGCAACAGGAAGAGCAGGACCGAGCAGTCCTCCTGGACCAAATACGGCGTTCCTTACGTAGGCATGGACCTCGGCGTAGTTTTCCGCTACTCTTTCGCGGGTCACAATGCCTGTTCCTGTCAGGGCGGTCAGGAGCCCCCCAATCACTGCACGGTACTGCCTCTCTCGGGCTAGGCACGTAAGGACCGCTCCATGGGTCGCCATACTTCCGAACATAACGCCTACATGTTCAGCGAAACCGGCCCCGCACAGTTCTGGTAGGAGACCGTAGGTGATGAGGATCCCTTCCAACATGGGCCATAATACCCAGAAGCCACCGCCGACTGCGAGCATAATGATCAGCGTAGTGACACGGTTTTCCACCCACTCTGGGGCACCCCCGCGTTTGTGGCCTTTCTTCCGAGTCTTGCGCTTCTTCCCGCGCCGCGGCCTCGCTCCGAGGAACTCACTGTCACGCACTGAGGACAGGACCCAGTCGGCCCTGCGTGCGGCTTCCGCATGGTTCGACTTAACCATGTCCAGCGCCGCCTCTAGCTTGGCGCGCGGAATGACTCCTGCAAACTCCGCCATTATTTTCTTCTTGTCGGCCGAGGTAAACTTTTCCCCGGAGCACGGAGGAGGAAGCATCCCCGGCGGAGGACAAACCTTTCCTAACTTACGAGTCATAGAAGTAGTCATCGGCCACTATAGTAAATCGACAGATAATAATTGAACGCACTTGTCAGGTTTACACGGCTTCGCAATAGAAAACCTAACTAAACCTAAACTAGCCTAACTAAACCTAAATCCCTGTGGGCTCTCTCACGCCACGATCTCTGCACTGCTCCCGTCCTCCACGATCTCCTCCATGAGAACCCGCTTCTCCGCCTGCTTCTCGGCCGAGTACTCGTCGAGGGTGCGGAACCCCTTCACACCCTCTTCGTCTCCGGCAGCCTTCGAGTGGAACCGGAACACGTCCACCCATCTCGCCGTCTGTCCGATCCTGTGGCATCTGGCCACGGCCTGGTCCTCGACAGCCGGATTCCAGTGGGGAGACACGAAGTAGACCTCGCTGAACTGTTGAAGGTTCAGCCCTTCACACCCAGTCTTGATCTGGAGAATGAGCGCATCGCAACGGCCGGTCAGGATCGCCGTCCGCTGGTGCGGAGAGACTCGCCCGTCGAACGTCTCGACATGCATCCCGGCGCGCTCGAGATCCTCACGGATGACATCGATCTCCCGGCGGTAGTGACAGAATATGAGCTTGTTCCGTCCATTTCGCCTGCGTTCCAAGATTGACGCGACAACGGTGTCAATCTTCGAACTCGCCCGAAGAGCCTGCCGAAGCTCGGCGGAGTCCTCCAAGAGACCCTCCTCGATGAGCTTTTCCGCGGCATCATGCAACAGAGGAGGATACACACATGCCTGTCTCGCTCGGACAAGCAGCGCCAGCTGGCCTTGAGGTCCCAGAGACCCCATCTTGTTGCTCGTCAGATCCTTCTGCGAACCGCTGAAGGACAGAAGGGCGTGGATGTCCTCTGCCAGATCGAGCTCAGCGGGATGCTCCCAGGCGGTCGGGATCACCTCAGTCCGCAAAGCCGACAGCTCCAGCCCGACATCCTCCTTTGTGCGTTTCAGCATGAACTGGCGCGCCAGAGGCAGGAGGTTGATCGCCTTCTTGTAGTAGGCATCTGGGATTCCCATCGCTTGACAGAGGCTGTAGAAGTCCGACTTGGCATTCTGGATCGGGGTTCCAGTCACTAACCAGCGGATTTCAGCCTTCAGGCGCATCGCACCGAGATGAGTGAGCGTTCTGGCGTTCCTGAGATGGTGCGCCTCGTCGTAGATCACGCGATCCCACTCTGCCTTGTGAAGGAGATTCTCCGCTGGCGCGGGATTCTTGGGGTTCGGAGCGGAGATCATGCCATACGTGGTTAGCACGATGGGGTGGGTCGCCAGCTCCTCGGCTGTCATGCCTCGTTGTCCGGCTCCATGCCAGACCAGGGGCTGGTGGTGGAGGGACGAGACGATGGCATCCCGCCACTGCTCGAGGAGAGCTCGCGGAAGAACGATGAGAGTGCGGGGTTTGGGATTGGCCACCACGACTCCCAGCATCTGGATGGTCTTACCAAGACCCATCTCATCTGCCAGAAGCCCCCCGCGCACGCACCGTCCTGCCACCACATGGCCTTCCACCTCATTCTTGAGGCACCAGGCCACACCCTCCTCTTGGTGTAGTTTCGAGTCAAAGCCCGAGAGTTGCAACAGTTGTCTGAAGTTGTCCATTTGTGATTGCCTACCAGGTGGACCGAGAAAGGGCTTTCAATTTCACGCAGCCTCCACTCGCAGTAGCTCAAGGTCGGGCTCGAAACAGAAAAGCATTTCAATTTCCTAACCCTAACTACTAACTACTAACTACTAACTACTGACTACTAACTACTGACCACGACCACTATGGGTCGGAGGGCTTCAGAGCTGGGAACACCAGCTCGTCATCCCAGACAGGAGGCTCGATCTCGGCATCCGGATCCTCGGCCATGTCAGCCCAGCTGACCTCGGAGCGAGGGCGAGGCAGGACTGAGCGCGCTCGGAACTGCTGCTTCACAGCCTCCTCGAGACCCGCGCACCAGGCCTCATGCTCCTCCACAACTTCCAGGCAAGAGTGCTGGAAGCCGCACTTCTCGCACTCGAAGCGGTCCTGTGCTGGCGCGGGCTTCCGCGAGCCGGTGGGCGCTGCGAGTTCGCAGGTAGCGAACGGGTTCACGCTGGTGAGGGCGCGGGAGGAATCGCTCGTCACCGAAGGCTTGGCGGACTTGCCCCCACAGACGCGGTATCCCTCGCTGTCGCAGGTCTGCGTTGCCTGTCGACGGTCGCGGCGCCGAGCGTGACTCTGGGCCTTCCGGACGGGGCAATGCCCAGTGGTGTGGCCCGACTCCTTGCAAAAGCCGCAGATGGCCTTCGCGAGCTCCGGGCACTCATCGATAGTGTGAGTGTGCGCCTTGGACCGTGTGGATGCCTTCTTGTTGCACCATCCGCATGACCTCGAGGCGTGCTGAGTGCGAGTGGATGTCGATCGTTGCATGTTTCCTGAGTTGCCTGACCCTGGGCCGGTCCAAAGCATTTCAATTTTCTGAAACCGGGGAGCTGAGATCAATGGAAAGAATGTGCGGCTGGGCAGCAAGAATTTCGGCCGACGTTATGTCACTATCCCCATCACCCGAGGCGTAGCGATTACGCATATATTTCACGCAGAACTTCGGTGTTAGCGATTGTGAGTGAAGAATAGACCGCAGGCACAGGGAGCCATTCTCGATCAGAAACCCGAGGTCTCTCATCGAGTACGTTGTACCGTCAAGATCGAGGTTGTGGCTCGTTACGTCCCGGTAGTAGAGGGGGTCTAGCCTGTTGAGACTCGGGTCGTCGAAGACAAATGGCCGCATAGACTATTTTTCCATCCTCCCTTTAAGTGTGAAACGAATCTTATGTCTGAGTAGTATATATGGAAATGCCGGATATCAGTCGCTTCACGATGTTTGGGTGTTGGAATGATGGCATATGCACGCCCGGAGATCCCCACCAGAACGGCATGAGCTCTGTATTCAATTCCCTCATGGTCTCGGAATTCAATCCAGCCCTTTACATAGTCGCCGGTGACAACTACTACCCCACGACGGTAAGGGAGGCTGGTGTGAAGACAAAAGCCCTCGACATCGGTGCTCTAGAATCAGGGTTTCAGTGCCTTGCGGACCTCTCCGCCCGAGACGGAACTCCGGTGTATCTTCTCATGGGAAACCACGATCTGCAGGCTGAAAAAGACTTCGGCTCCGGGAGAGAATGCGAGATCATTCGTGAGGAGCTCGAGCTCACGCGGGGCACCCCTATCGACACAGCCACGATGGTTCTGCACAGCGGAGACACTGTTTTCATCTTTCTCGACACGAATCTCTACGAGGCGAAGGCAGATGACAAATATGCGCGATGCGAACTTGTCTACCGTGCTGACATGGAGGCTCTCGAGGGGCTCTCCAACAAGAAGATAGTGGAGCGCATCACTGGAGCCGTGCAGGACAGAATTGCCGGAGCACTCGAGGAGATCGCGGCGCGGGAAACGCCCGTTCTCAACGTCATCGCTGTCGGCCATCATCCCATTCTCGGCACTAAGCGCAAGGAGGATAAAGAGACTGGAGCCATAAAGCCCAAGGCCCAGAGAATCGATGACCAAGGAGCGCGTTTTGTCGCAGGTTGCTACAGGGCCTTCCCTGGCGCGAGGTACGTATACTTGTGTGCCGACATACACCAGTACCAGGAGGGTGAGGTCCACATCCGTGGCCTCGAGCGGCCTATTCGCCAGTACATAGTTGGCACGGGGGGAGCCGACCTGGACGAGCTTCTGCCGGAGAGAGGTACGGTGGTAAAGAACGGCATCTTGACTTACTCTTATGAGGGAGGCGTGGTCACCAACGGGTATCTCAACGTCCACCGCGAGCCGGGCATGGAGTACGCCTTCGACTTCGTGCCTACCCGCCCGGTTTCTTCGCATTCCTCCCTGCGCGAGGCTGAGGACGCGGTGATGCCGGCTGCGACCCTGATGCCTGGCCAGGTATCTCTTTCTCCTGAAGTTGCATCTCGAGTCCTGGGGGAGGGAGTAGGGCATCGTAGAAGGGTTGGGAGAAAGCCCGGCCTTCGCAGGAGGACGAAGACCAGAGGTCGCCGCTCGAGACGTCGCGGGGAGACGAGGCGACGGCGGAGGAATAGGTAACCTCGGGTCTGGATTGTCTTCGCAGGACTGTTTCAAAGTTAATACAGTTGAGACAGTCGCAGGGGCAGGACCAGATGCATCCGGGATGTTCTAAGCATTCCTTCCTGGGCATTTACTATTACTTAATACTTTCCTATCGTATTGAAGATTAGATAACCTATGACGAGCTCGATGCCTATAGTGATGACTGACATTCCCACGTTGAGCTTCTTGGTCGTGGCAATGCGCTGCAGGTGCTCGTCCGGGCATTGGTGGTCATGGTGGCAGGCCTTCAGGATGTCGTTCGTTCTTGGAATGTAGTTGAAGAGCGCCGTCGACAAGTAGATGACCCCTGTTCCTAGAAGGGCGATAGCGATGAATGCTGCCAGGTTTTTGTTAGCCTTGATCGAGTACAGCCGTGTCACATGGTAGAAGAGCATCGCTGTTGTCAGGGCAAGTATAGAGAGATTCATCCAGTATGTCAGCAGGGCCTCGGGCTCATAGACCGCACTGATGTGCCTGCTCAGGTATCCTTCCCCTCGATCAAACATATACTATAGTGCTAGAATGAATCTCAGTCCTTCGCCTTGCAACGAGAGGGCGCCAGGTAGTTGAGAACGCAGCCGTCGTATTTATTCGCGACCGTAAGGTGCGCGCATCCGAGCTTGTATTCGTCTCTAAGAATGGTCCAGATCTTCTCGATCTCGGTTTTCGTGCTGATGGATTGTACGAGACGGCACCCATACTCCTTCCCATCTCTCTGCATAGACACGTTACTGGTGATGTCTGTAATGACTCCCGCCTTCCCGAGAAAGTCTGCTACCTTTTCGCAGTCGAGCGGTTGCTTGCTGGAAATGGCCAGACTGCTGGAAACCGTGAAAGACATATTAGATTATCTAACTAACATGTTATTCGCAATACAGCGCAGGCTATCTGCACTTAGATGCAATATAGTCGATGCAGGGTTGAAGACAGCTTTTAGCCGCTACTTCCGCCGCCTGGTTGACGTTAATCTCTCCCCTCGTCGCCTGAACGATCAGCTCGATGGTGTTCTTAATGCCGCCATTATCCAGAGTTTGACTGAGGAAGGCTTTCTCGTCCGAGTTGGGAAGCTCTCCGATCAGATCGCCGATGACTCGAAGGGCGAAGTCCATCTGGGCAGGGCCCTTGGTCGGGGTCTTTTCGACCGCCTCCATAGTGTACTTTATCACCAGAGACAAGGTGCTCGGACTAATGCCAATTTCCGGTCCAAGGTTTTCCTTAACCTGTATAATAGCCACGGCCACCATCTCTTCAGTGAACTCCTCAGCGGCGTCGCCGACCCGGTCTATAGCTACTTGAGACGGAGATCTTGCATCCATCGTTTGTAGAATCGGACAGAAAAGTGTGGAGAAACGAGCGCGATGGGGCGATTACGAGTCGCCCGTAGAGGACCCTGGCTCCGCCCAAGCCTGCGAAGGGCGGCGGAGGGTCACGGAGCACACAGGTGGAGGGACGGCGGTATTCGGCACGGTGGCGCCCCGGGAGCTCGCGGGGGCAGGCGCCGGTGCCTGTGAGGGAAGGGCTCCACTGCACGACCGCATTATGCGAACGGCACCGGGGGTAGCGTGCGTGGTAGTAGTGGAGGCGCTAAGGAGACGGCCAACACCGTCAGCCGCCAAGGCGGTGCTCGTGCGTTGCAATGCATCGATGTCCTGCATATTGTAAGCGCGTTCGTTACCGGAGGAGGCCTGGCGCGCGGCCACGAACATTTCCCCGAGGTTGGAGCCCATTCCCAGAATGCTGACGTAGATGTCGTCGCAAAGTGAGAGCAGGAAGGCGTCGGTTTCTAACCCAGGCGTCTCGCGCATGTACTGCTTCAAGTCAGCGAGGAAGGTGTCGAGTTCGGCCGGGAGGGTGTCAGGGGGAGCGGGCGGACCAGCTGACGTGAGGAACAGGTCGACGAGTGCAGGTGCGACTCGCTCAGCAAGCTCGCGGCACGTGATGCCATCCGACGTGCGCAAGGATGGATCGGCGCCAGCCTTGAGGAGCCACTCGGCTCGGGCGGAGTCTCCTTGGTGCACTGCGTGATGGATCAGATTGAAACGTCGAGGTGCGGGGCG